TATAAATTTCTACTTTCATTTCTTTATCCTTTATTAATCAGCCCTCACAGGCCACACACGAATCTTGATCTACATCAGCAGATGATGGACTCGCAAAATCTTGTAATGCATCACGAGCAACTTTCAATGATACATTTTCTGCCTTTTGTGAACTTTCTGTTCTTAGGTAGTACAGACCCTTAGTTCCTAACTTCCATGCAGCAAAGTGACTTCTATGTAAGTCTTTCTTGTCTGCGCCTGATGGGAAGAATAGGTTTAATGATTGTCCTTGACAAAGATACTCTTGTCTATCTGCGGCCTGTTCCACTAACACCATCTGATCAATCTCAATTGCTGTTTTGAAAACATCTTTAACCTTTTGTGACAAAAACTCAAGATGTTGGACTGAACCACCATGAGTAATAATATCTGACCAAACTTCGTCTTGGTTCCTACCAATCCTTCTTAGTTCTTGTTCTAAGTACTTGTTCTGCACTAAGTGAGAACCAGCGCGTGTACGATGCGTATATGCATTCGCCTTTGATGGTTCAATAGATGGAGAAGTTCCTACAATGATACTAGAGTTTGCATTAGGAGCAATCGCAAGTAGATGTGCATTACGTCTACCAGTACCTCTCATATCAGGAGCCTCACCCTTCTCTGAACCTATGTTAACAGTTTCCTTGACTGCGCTGTCTTTGATATACTGGAACACCTCACGATTCAGTTCTCTTGCTTCTAGTGAATCAAAAGGAACTCTCTTCTTATGTAAGAGTGAATGCCAACCCATTGCACCTAGTCCAAGACTACGTTCTTGAGTTGCAGAATATCTTGCACGACTAATCTCATCACCAGCATTGTCAATAAAGAATTGCAATACATTGTCTAAGAATCGAATGAGGTCTGCAACAAGATTTGAATCTTTCCACTCATCATATTTCTCTAAGTTAAGAGAAGATAAACAACACACGGCAGTCCTGTCTTCTGATGTAGGAAGATGTATTTCATTGCACAAGTTAGAACCATGAATCTTCAATCCCTTGGCTCTCATCGTATGCGGTAACGCACGATTAGCTGTATCAATGAAGTTAAGGTATGGTTCACCTGTACGATAACGCACTTCCAAAATCTGTTGCCACAAACTTCTGGCAGGCATACTTTCACGAACAGTATCTTCATGTGGGTCTTTAAAGTCCCATATCTCATTTCGTTCTACTGCTCGCATGAAGTTATCTGTGATATTGATTGCATGGTGCAAATTTAAGTTCTTACGATTGACATCACCTGTAGGTACTCGCATGTTAAGGAACTCTATCAGGTCGGGGTGTGAGACATCCATATACGCCGCGTAAGAACCTTTACGAGTTCTACCCTGTCGATATGCCGTCATATCTGCGTCTACAGTATGTAAAAACGGCATTGGGCCGGGGGCCTTGTCAGAGATGGCACGAATGTCACTCCAATGTCCACCAACACCACCACCCTTAACAGACAACCATCGTAACTCTGCTGAGTGGTCGATTAGTCCTTCAAGTGAATCAGGTACATAAGTTAAGAAACATGAGATTGGTAACGCCTTTGCTTTAGTGCCAGGCATAGGAGCGTTTGATAATACTGGGGATGCAAACATGAAGTGACCTTTAGACACTGCATCATAGATACGTTGTGCAAGGTCTAAGTCGCCATTACAATATGCAACTGACGCCCGTGCATATGCTTGTTGGGGTGATGCTTCTTGTTCTGTACAATAATAATCTTTTAGAAGTTTATACGCTTGTTCACTTAAATCCTTATCTCTTGTTTTATCTATTCTTATACCAAGGTGGTCATGACCATTGTCTACCTCAGTCTTTGGGAAGGGTAGTATAACTTCTGCAAGACTTTTCATTTTTTGTAATTCTCCATTTATCTAATTTGTGCGTTTCCATGAACTGAAAACAGTTTGTGCTTTTAACCCCTGATGGGAGTTACTATGTATAATACCTAAAATCTCGCCTGACGTTTTACCAGAGAGAATCATATCCAGAGAGAATCATATCGTTTATGTCCTTTTCTTTTATCGTACTTGGCCACAAACATACCTTATATCCCTCTTCTATAAACTTTTCAATTTGTTTACAAATTTCTGGATTTCTAGGTTCGTTGTCTGGTACAAGTACTGCTTTATTTTTGAACTGAGGTACACGCAAGTCACTCTGCGCGACTGCAACAGAGTTTTCTAGGAACATAGAATCAAATGGCCCTTCAGTAACATAGATGGTACTGTTAGGGTCAACCTTATTCATCCCAAAGATTTTGGGATATTCTGTGTCCAGAATGATTGTAATGTACTTCTGCTTTTCGTCACCAAATGATCTACCTTGAAAGGCAAATATTTGTCCGTTCTCCTTACGAAAGGGGATAATCATTCTAGGATGATCTCCGTCCAATACAGGGAACTTATTGTGGACTTGGGTGTTGACGAACTCATAAAACTTAGGACTGAAATATATATCATTCCAAGCATCTCTAGGCAGTGATCTTTCCTCTAAAAACGCAATAGCTGGATGATTATTTTTCAATTCTGCAAAAGTTTTTAAATCACCTAATCTAGATTTAAATTTAGGTGCTGTAAAATCAAATACAGGTTTGGGTGTCTTGTATGCACCCTTATATGGAGTACCATTAGTACCCTCTTTGTAGCGTTCCATCACATACTCTTTGTATAGATTTGAATCTACATACTCAATGAGTTTAGCAACAGTTGTGCCCATAGAACAGTTATGACATTTAAAGAACAAATCCTGCTTCTGAGCGTAAACAAAACCACGAGCTTTGTTCTTCTTTTTACTAGAATCCCCACAGTACGGGCAAGAGAAGTTCCACAAGTTATTATTTTTCTTGGAGAAGTTTCTGAGGCGTGAACCGATAAGGGAGACATATTTGGTATCAATGTAATTCATATGACTATGATACACTAAAGACACCACCTTGTCAAGAGATTTTACATCATTGCAGGAAGAATTTCTGTAAGTGCAAAACCACACACAATGGAACCGCCGATAATGACATAACGCCACTTCTCAAGCACCCCAACTCTGGTGGATAGTTCATCACGCAAGGTCTTGAAGTAAGCGTCTGCGGTTTGATTGTGTTGATTCATTGCGTCTACTAAACGCCTTTCCATATCCAGAATACACTGTTGATTGTCTTTTGCATTAGTGGATATACGGGAGTGTAACTCTTGTACTGTGTGTTTAAAGTCGTTTTCTTGTTGTTCTAATTGGTCTTCCTGACGCATTAATTTTTCCTCATGGACTGCCATGATCGTATGCAAAGCTTGTGATACATCAGCTATCTTCTCTATAGCAGAATCTAACCTGAGATGTATATGTTTCATCTCAGTGACTTCTCTTTTCAGAAGTGCTACTTCTGTATCTAGACTTTTAACTGTTGCCATTTTGCATGTTCTTTATCCGATCTTGCATTTCTACCATCTTAACTTCTTGTCGCCAAAGACGAGCTTCTAACTCATCCATCTTCTTAGTAACAGATGGATACTTCTTTCTCCAAGCATCTTCGGGTTGTCTTAACCATTTCCAGTTATATTTATCAACTAAGTAATCTACAAACTGATCTATTTTTCCGTAACACCAAATACCCATGTGGGTATCTTTGAAATATGCAAGGAATGCTGCACCAAGCAATGCGCCAATTATACTGGTATAAATCCAGAGTGTACTATCAAATATTTCCATCATCGTCCAAGCGTCCACTTAACATAGTTCTGTATACCATGATCTTTGATACCATCTAAGGCATCACTTCTCCAACCTCTCCACCTGTCCTTAATCATTTGCCATAATGTTAGTGTTCTTATGTTACCATAAAAATTAATGTATGTCAAGAGGCCATGGTGTTTATATCCCATTAAAAATAATGGTACTTTTGTTACAACATCATTGTTGTTCACAACTCTGTGATGTGGGGTTTTAATGTTCTTAACGAAACTCCGAGTACCAACACGGGGAGAACCAAATGTAGTTAGTAGTTCTACATCTTCCATTTCTTCAAACCTTGAACATGCAATAGTTGCCATAGCAGCACCTAATGAATGTCCAGTGATGTAGAATTTCTTTCTAGAGTGTTTACTTCTATGTGATACTAGTTGGGCGTATAACTTATTTAGTTCACCAGCAAATCCAGAATGGACTAAACCATGTGTCATGGAGAAACGGGGTATTGCATTCAAGTCTGCTATAAGGTCAGATAGTTCATTTGGTTCTGTTCCTCTGAAACAAAGAATATACTCATTCTTATTCCATACTGCATGACATTGTGCGCCATCTCTACTGAAGTACTTATGAGTGTACCCCATTTCTTTACACTTTACTTTTGCCTGTTTACCATCTAGGTATGCATTAGCTGCCAGTTGCGACATTAGATGTATCATCACTTTCTCCTTTAGTTGTTACTGCCTTCTCATAGTATAGAATAATCTGTTTTTGTTGTTCTATATATCGTCTTAACTCTGCAATATTTTTTGATAAGTTCTCGTAGTCCTTTACAGATATAGCAATGTATGAATCTATTCCGTTCTTAGCTTCGAATTCTCTTTTGAATTCTTCTAAATTCTTGTCTGGTGATACAACATGGATAGTTATATCATTCAACTGTACTGTCTTGGGATGTGCTACAATAGGAATCTGTCTCTCAACAACCTTCGTAACAGTTACAATTTTGGGTTCTGGGATTAGTGATGAACAGCTAGTCAGCAGTACTGCTGCTGTCAGAACTAGTAATAGACACAAGGTCGTCCCATAGTTTGTCTGTCGCATTTTGCATCCTCTTTTCAATTAAGCCAGGCTTCTTATTAGCTAGCAGAGTCAGATTGTGTTTGTTAAGGGTTGTTCTAAGTTGATCCCCATACTTCTCTGAAGTCTGCAAGTCCAAAGCAAGTTGATTCGTTAATTGATTCAATCTTGCAGTGTCCTCACCCATCTGTTTGATAGTCGCTTGGTTTGTTTCATTAGCAACTTCTAGTTTTGCGTTGTTCTCACGCAAACTTGCAATTGTATTTTGGGTGGTGTCATAATAGTACTTAGCACCATATGCTGCACCACCCAATAAACCAACTACAATAAGAATTGCATATAGTTTAAACATTACTCAGCCTTCCACATTGTCCAAATACCATACGCTACTGTTAGTCCAGCAACTAGTTTGGCAAGTGGAGCAACAAAAAGAACCAACAGTCCAAGTGCAACACATACACCTCCATCCATTGTTGTTCTTTCCTTCAGTCGTTTATAAATCCATGCTCTCATAATTTTCCCCCTTAAAATTTAAGTTTCTGATCACTAGTTTTAAAGTCTTTCTTTCGCATTACAGTCTTTGCAATTAAGTCCAGTTCTTTACCATCCCATTTCAATACAAACGGCATGTTAACATCCGTCTGCATATCATTTAGGACTGCTTCAGCATCTGGGCCAAGTTGTGCAATCTTTTTACCATGCGTCTTACGAGACTGTTTGAACATACGAATAAGTTCTGCTACAGTGATCTGCTTCTTATTTCTTTCATCATTCACCCTATCTAAGAAGTGTCTGGTAAATTCAACATCAATACCCACACTCTTATATAGTCTATCTGCATACTTCTCAACACCATCTAAATCTTGTTTAGTAATCTGTTGTTCTGATAACGACTTAAACTGGTTGAAACTTTTCATGTTACTTTACCTTAGACATTGCAAAACTAGCAATCTTCATAAAGTCGGCTTTGCTTCCGTTTATAAGTTTACTTATTTTATCTTTGTTAGATTTACTTACCGCATCAAAAACCTGTGTTACAGCAGATGCAGTATATAAGTCAACTTTCATAGAACCATCTTTAAACTTAATAGACTTGTTCTGTTTGTTTTTTACAATGTTCTTTAAAACATCCACGTTGTCTTCAGCAAGAAGATATTCGTGTTCTCTGTTAAGAGTGTTTTCTTGTACTTTTGCGGCAAGTTTAGATTGAGCTCTTGCTTCTCTTTTTGCCTTCAACTCACTCATACGACTGTAGAACCCTCTTGCTCCTTTAGTTCTAGCATCATATGGTGACTTTTCTTTCTTCTTTTTCTTTAAGTCTTTCTGATAACGTACATCTGGTGGCATTGAAACTCCACCACCACCACTATTGTTAGCTGGTGCATCTTCGTTCTTGATACCCAATAATGGGTCATCATAAAACTTCTTCATTATTTTATTGAATTCTAATGGCATTATAAATCTCCTATGTCCAATTCCTTTATATCCTCAGAAGATATAAAAATCTTCTGTTTTGTTCTATTGTGAATCACAGCAAATACATCTATGCCTAGGATAGTGTCGGCTGGTGGTGTATCCTCAAATACTTCAACTTCATCTCCCTCAAGAGCGTCAAAGTCTTCCTGATCTTCATCTGTTATAATAACATCCTGTGTTAGTGTATAAATTCCTTTCGACAACTTACCATTGTCTAGAGTAACTTCTTCTACAATAGTGTTATCAAGTTCAATATTATTCTCTGATAAGTATTTAATGAATTCTTTCTCAAATACTTGAGGGTCTTCAATGTGTTCCTTAAATGTGTCTTTCAACAAAAATAGTGCAGCCGCATACGTTCCTACTCTGGAGCGTAAGCCGGGCACTTTCAGAAATATTTTCTTGATGTTAAATACGAGTTTGTGCAGTATAGTATACGCACTTTGTTCACTTGCTTTATAAAGTTTTTTGTCTGTCCTGTTACCCTTCTCATCAATGATACCCATCTTAAAGGCATCAGTCTTGTTAAATGGCTGTGTTAACAGTTTAACAAAACGATAAGTGACAAACATGTCTATTGCTCTACCCATTATAGTTTCCTTAGAACTTCTTTGATGTGAACATCTTCATGGATGTCCATTAGTTCTGTCTCAGTCAACATACCTAGAAATGCCATAAAGGTTTTCAGAGTTGGCCAGTAGACAGGTTCTATCTTAAATATTAGTAAGGTAGCACCAGCATCAGTACCGAATATATTACTAATGACAATCATGTGATTCAGTATCAGGCGTTCCTTTAGTTCACCACCTTCGTGATACTTCCTAAACAAACGCTTTAGATACTTGAATCGTTTCATATCATCTTCGAATTCGGGTTCACCTTCACACTGTGGATTGTTGTAATGTCGCATAGCGAACATTCTAACATTATCGTTAGTAATCTTTTCAAACATAATATGTTAACCAGTTAAACGATTTTGGTTTTTACGAAATGTGTTCCATTAGTTATAACGTGTTCAATCTCTAAAGAAAGACCACCTTCAACTTTGTGGGAAATACCATCATCATTGATGTCATCTCCATTTCCATCTTTACCGAATCGTCCACCATACTGCGTCATTGGCATTGATTGTTTACCTGCCTCAGACAAGGTGACATCACCAAAAGTAAGTCCCAACTTTTCTAGTCGATCTCTTACTATATTCAAAGCGTGTTCTGGCATCAGATATTCCATCTGACCCATTGCACCTAAGAATGAATTGATTCTATCAATTGTCGTGACATCACCAAAAGTAAGTCCCAACTTTTCTAGTCGATCTCTTACTATATTCAAAGCGTGTTCTGGCATCAGATATTCCATCTGACCCATTGCACCTAAGAATGAATTGATTCTATCAATTGTCTTGGGGTTAGCAATATCATTAACTCCATCATCACCAGATTTAAGGTGAGCAGCCATTTGATGGTCTTGATATGACTCATTGAACTTGCTAAAGTTTTTCATTTAAGTTTATTCCTTTTTGACGTAGAAACTTTTGTAGTTTCTTCAACTTCAAAGTCCTCTACATTTGCATTAGGATTAACCGATAAAATTTCTTGAAGTGTTCCATTAGATTCGCTTTGATGCTCATCCCATGTTACAATTTTCTTCGTTGTCGGCATCCCATTTGCGCCCATACGTTCAGACATAATAATCTCCTTTATGCTACTGCACAACCAACATTTGATATAACTAACCAACTGCTGTTTGTAAACAGACAAGTTACTGTATCACCTACATCTTGGAATGTGATAGTTGTTGCACCAGTAAGTGCAGCAGGGGTAACAACAGAGTTTCCACCATCAGTAATCATGGTAAGAATTTTAATCTGTCCATTGGTTCCGTTTGCCATTGACCCAGCATGAGTACCAGCAGTGGTGTTGATATGCGTGATGGATTCCGCAACTGAAATTACTTCGGTTCTTCCATCACATAAATGAACTGTGTCATCCAATGCAATATATGTTGGAATGTTATTGAAAAAGTTTGCAACTGTTAACTTCTTGTTAACTGGGTTGCCACTTGGATCATCAATAACGTGTAATAAATCTTCTGCGGCAATGCCTGCACCAAGATCAGCTAGAGCAGTGATTTTCTTATCTGCCATTTTTATTCTCCTGTTTAATTGTTAAAACCCTCAACTCAACACCGCATTAACTGCGACATTATCGTCTTGCGAGGGAATGCTACTGTCGGGACTCGACTCGCTTAATAGGTTTAGGAACGCATCACATTGTTGGATTGCACCATTTAAGGCATTACCCTGTGAAACTACCTGTACCTTCATTTTCTCCAATTCATTCAGACGATCTTGAATCTTCTCAAGATCGTCTTTCAGAACTGATTTCCTACTTTCAATTTCACTAACACTTAGTGTCTTTTCATTCTTTTTCATAATCACCTTTAATTACTTACATACTTATTTATACTACGCTGCGGTTACTGTTAGCGCCTTCTGTGCAACAGCGGTTGTTGCCAATATTGCAGCAGTACCTACTAAGGTTGAAGTTGCTTGTTGAGCAAGTCCTGTACCAGCCAATAAGATGTCTGGAGCAGCTTCATAACCAGTACCAGCGGCATTGACAGCAAGTGACGCAACTGCAAGTGTTAAGTTGAATGTTGCATTAGCACCAGAACCAGCACTTACTGATTGTTGGCCAATACCAGTAACACCACCAGCGATTGCAGAGTAGACGCCTGGAGCAGCAGCCTTAGGTGCTACTGTTAATACTGCACCACCAGCTACAGTTAGGATTGTTAGTACTGCGGTAGTACCCGTACCAAATCCGTTTGCAATAGTAATTTCTTGTCCAGCAGAGTATCCTGTACCACCAGCAACAACTGTTGCGCTGAATACTTTTGCAACCAAGGTGTTAACTGTACCAGCAGTTAAAAATGCGGTATTAGTATCCACAGTAGCAGTTGGGAAGGTTGTAGAACCAGTAGTTGCAGCTGCAATCGTGATTGAACCTAACTTATCAAGGTTAGCAGAAGTAATACTACCACTATTCAATGCAAGTGCGGTCGCAGATGGCGAACCACCACCAATTTTCAGTATATCATTTGTAGAAACAGTTTGTGACGCTTTAGTAAAGCGTATCGTGTTTGTTCCCGAACCAGCTGAGTAGTCTAGTGTATAATCACCATCACCATCAGTAGATTGGTTGCCATTGTCAACTGTCAATCGTGGCACGCCTGCAACAATAACTTTCTCGTTGAATACTGCATCAACTGTAATAGTTCTTGATCCATTGACTAAAGCAGAAGTGATAAAAAACACTTCTGTGACATCGGGGGCATTTAGTCTACTACTTAATCCACCAATAGCACAAATGACTTCTTCAAGTCCTTTACCATTTAATTGTGTCCAACCACCAGCAGTGGCAAACACTTTTCTTTTTTGTACAGCAGTAAGCCATTTAGGTTTTGCTTCATCTGCATCTCTTGTTCCCCATAGGGCCATAATCGTTCTCCTTTAAGATTTTACTCTTCTATTTATCTAAATCCAATTCTCTTCAATTGAGAAATGGTGTTGTTGGGGGATGTATGATGAATCCCAATACCGCCGGCGTTCTCCCATTCTTTGATATTTTTGATATAATCATCAATCAATATGTTAGGTTGATTACCAGTTGTGGCATATCTTTGCTTGTCTGCTCTCTTTACGAGATTAACTCTACCAGTAGGTTTGGCGTTTTTGGACAACCAAGCCTTCTTGCCAGGCCTACTGTTCCCATCATTACTAGAGTATGCAGATAAAATGTTTGCTTTATATTTGTTAATAAACTTCCACATCTTTTCGCTGCCGGGCATCCAAGGTAAGGTATGCCAAAAATCTTTCATACCTCGTATGTCTTCCCAGCGCTGTTCTTTTTCAACTTTATCAAATTGTTTACCAGTAAGGTTCTTATACCCACCTAGTAAATCAACAATAACCATATCCATGTCACAGTAAATGTCTGGCAACTCTTTTTCTGAAATTTGTGTGAGTTCCACAAGACGTTTCATGTTTAATCCTTTTCTTTGACATTTACATCGACTTTAGACATTGGCTGTCCTGTCATCGTTGTTCCATCTTTATCTTCAACACATGCACCTTCATGGGCTTCTTTACCGCAATCTTCACACATGACTTTTTTCTTTCCATCAGACTTATCAGCAGCTTCGCCCCACATGGTACTGATTGCACTAGAATATCTTTGCATAATCATCGACTTCTGCATGTCATCACTACTGTAGTCAGCATTACCTTCATCTAATGACTCTGTACCTTCAGTGTCAGCAGACTCATCTACTTGATAATCTTCTACCTTATACTTCTTGCCAGAAACTACAAAGGTCTTTTCACCCTTTTCTTTTGCAGCATTAAGTGCGCCAGTGAATGCATTACCTTCTTTTTTGGCGATTGACTTAGAGATTGCCTTACGCTTCTTGTGTAAGAACTCATCAGAACTATCAGTGTCACCATCGTTGTCGATGTCTTTGTCTTTACGGTCATCAAACTTCTTTTTAACTGCTTTAGGTTGAACTGCGTCCAAGCCTTCACCATCGTCAGACTTATTGTTTTTATTTGTTTCTTCCAGTGAAGCCATGCTAAGTGCGTTAGCTACAGCACTCTCAAGACTTTCTGGTTTTGTTGTGAGATACTTAGCCATTTTAATCTTCCTTATTATTTAATTTATTAAGTGTTTGTTTTGCTTTTGCAATTTGCAACTGCAACTGAGCAATACGAGTGATTTTACGATCATCTTGATTTTGTTCAGCGTCTTCATGTTTAGCACCTTTGTTGTTAAACATACCCAGAGAAATAGTAGATTCTTCAAATTCTTCAGAACCCCATCCTTCTACGATCTTTTTCTTAGCAAAATAGTCTGCTATTGCTTGTGCAGTATTAAAAGACTTTTGTCCCTTTACACCTGTAATAGATGCGAAGAAACTATCTGAACCACCATCAAAGTCAGCAGTTCCTATTTCCTTACCTTTGAGCATGATTTTGATATCATCACCTTTTTTGACTATCTTGTATTCTCCCTTACCAGCAAGAACTTTTTCGTCAAGTGGCAGAGAGTGTTGTCCAGATTTCCGAACCTTCTCTGCATCCTTCATAGTCTTGTAAGGTTTGCCTACGTTTACAAACTTACCTTTAGTCATAACCTGTACTTGGAAACCTGAGTCACCGAGTTTATCAACACCTAAATTCTTACGAATTTTGTCTTGATTGCGATTACCCAAATCAATGATACGAATTGTGCCTTCTTTAGATGCTTCATCCATCTCAGAATCTTTCATTATAGAACCATCGGGCATTCTGTGATGTCCAGCTGGTACTTCATCTTTCTTAGAATTCATTTTACCATATGATTCATTCATTGAATCCCAATAAGAGGCGACATCCTGTTCTGTACCATGTCTTTTAACGAAGTCTTTCTTTGAAATTTTGTCATCCATACCATGAGTATATGCTTTGATAAAATCTTTCTTTGACAATTCTTTAGCAGTGCGTTTCTTATCATCTGCACGTTTGTCTTCATTAACATCATCCACAGACTCTTTGTACATGTTTAACTCAAACGAAGTACCAGTGTTGTAAACCTGTACTTGAATGCCTTTACCATTCTTACCCTTTAATCGGTATGAGTTGGTTTTACCATTCTTTGGTTTAGCTGGGCCCATTGCAACCTTATCGTCAATTTCATTTGGGTCGATTTCGATTCCAAATTTCTTCTTTGCGTATTCATATGAATGTTGCATAGCACCAGAGAATGTTTTGTGGTACAAGTCATACTTCTCATCTAATGATTCAGTACCTTCTTCAAATGATTCATTCTTTTGCCCTTCACTTACTTTTCTATCAACCTGTTCCCAAATATCATTTACCTTACTAAGAAGTGCCGACATCTTCTTCATCTCTGAGTCAACCTTAACAGTTAAGTTAATAGTTTTGTTAAGAGCACTGCCTGGCTTTAAAACTTTCATTAGTGTATTTAAAGATTTGTCAGTATCCTTCCACGGAAAAGACAAAGTAACATCTTCATCTAATGATTCAGTGCCCTCTTCAACTGATTCATATGTCAATCCGTCTACCAATGAATTGATTGTTTTGAAATCAAGTTTCATTATCTTTGCAATTTCTTTAGCAGACTTACCCATCTTAATGTGGTGATGAAGTTCTTTCATCCTACCTTCTTGCATATCAACATCTTCGTTCTGTTTCTTCAGAACTGCGGCAACTTTAGGATTATCAGACAACCCACTCTTAATCTTTTCGATAGCATCAACTGCACCCGACATATTATTGCCAGCATATCGCTTATCTGAAGCGATACCAATTGCCATCTTAATTTCCTTTGCAGAGAATCCTTCACGGACTTGCTCTAGAGCCTCATTCATGCTCATACCATATCTTGTCATTTTACTTTTCCTATATTCATGGGTTAATTTTAGCCTTTCATTAAGTCTGTTACTGACTTACCAGACCAAAACTTACAAGACCAATAACCAGCGGTAGTCTTATCCTTCTTTTGATCACAATTGTGTCTAGCACGAAATGCTTTTCTTCTTGCAGGGTCATCACGTTTTATTTCCATATTCGGATCACCAAATTCTACTTTAACGACATTTCCTTTATCGTTTCTTACATAAACTTTGTACTTCTTAACATCACCCTTTGTTGGGTTATTTAGTTCTTTTCCACTCTTATCATCCTTTTCAGTCATTTCACCCCAAGCATTCTGAAGTTGGACTGATTCTCCCCGAACTTGTTTTGCGAGGTCGGCATCTGCCTTTCCCCAAGTTCCAGAAGATTTGGTAACAAAAGAGTTAACTCTTGCAAAGGCCCACTGTTGTGGTGTTGTGCCTGGGCGGTGTCCCGTCTTCCATGCAACCATACCCCTGTCGTATACTTTCTTGAGAATACCATATGGCATACCAGACTTTTCTGCTTTCGTAACAAGTCCTTCAATCTTCTCATCTAATTGAAACTCTTCTTTTGGTACACAGTTAGGAACAGTCTTGCCATTCTTAGTCTTTGTACCAACTTGTTTGTGAGTGTCCCAACAAGGGTCATCCTCACCAAACATCTGCTTGAACTTCTTGGTGTGCTTAGATGGTTTAGTATCTGCATCCTTATCGCCTGGCGCTGGGCCATCTTTGGATTTTGCAAAATGTGCTGCACGTTTCTTCTTAGTCGAAACAGACATCTCATCACCATCAGCATCCTTTGCATAATACTTTGCTGGTTCTGTACCTTTTCTATCTTTAATATCTTTGTCTTGCTTTACGCCTTCGTACAACCGACTATATGTTCTTGCCAAAGTCCTTCCATCAATACCACTGAATGTTTTTGCAATCTTTGTTGCATAGTATAAAATGTCATGGGAAAGGTCGTTCTCTTTTTTCTTTCTATCAATTACTGTCTTGAGGACTTCTGCGGCCTTCTCATATCCTTTCTTCTTTGTAGTCTTTGAAATGACTTGGCGAATAAGTTCACCTGTAGACATTTCATCCAGTTCATACAACCACTTCTTATGAGTAGTTCCATCTTCTTCTGAGAAGACAAGATAATTAGTACCTCGGCGAATAATCTTACCACTCACACCACTGTATGATTCAGTAACACTATCTCCGATATTCAGTATCTCTCCACGAATATACATATCGCGAGCAACATCTTCTTCAGTGAATGTTTCTGTTCTGGGAACAAAAGACTCACGAACTCCCATGAACTTACGAACATCTTTAAATAGAGACATTCCTTGTCCAAACCCTTTGGGAAGTCCATTCTTGAAAGAATCGTAATCATCAGATATTGCTGCGGCTCTCATCTTAGATGCAGACATACCAGACACACCTTCTGAATCTGGGTCACGTTCACCAGCAGAGATAACTTGAATGTTTTCAAACTCGTAGTATCCGTGTCTACCTTCCATTTTGTTGTACTTCTTGAGCAATCCATCAAACTCTGATACACGATCAGAACCCACAACCATTATTACTGAGGTGTGTCCTTTGTGGTATAATGACACCGCAATCTCAAATACCTGCCTTGACTTATCAACCAAGATATTTCTAGCATGTTTTGGGAACATCTTTTTCATGTATGCGACTTTCTTCACATAGGGAAGAGGGTCTTTCTTTGCATTCTCTGAATGAGATACAAAGACATAATAAGGAGCACCAGCATTATTTGATGACTGTTTTGCAACTGCGTCCAATAACTTTTCGTGTCCTATAGTGGGCGGATTAAATCTACCGAATGTAAAAACACAAGTATCGCCACGAGCTTCCGTAATATCCTTAAAACTTCTCATTTTGCAGTTCCCACTTCTTTAACCTTTTTCAGTCTTTCTAATTCTTTCAGTCTAAGGGAAACCATAAGCTTCTTTGCAATCTTTTTAACTGCTGCACCCTTAGTCTTCATAATCCGATTGTCAAGATTCTGTCTCTGCATTAGAGATAGATTCGCATAATCATTTGCATCCATACCAGCAAACTTTTTAATAATAAGTTGTTTTGCCGCTTTGTTCGCACGTTGTTTTATCTTACCTTCAGGCGCTTTCTTTAATGCGTTTCTTGCCTTCTTAGCCTTAAAGGCAGAAGACTGAGCCATCTTCTTCATTCTTTGACCCATCTTACGTCTTGCCGCAACAGATAATGCCTTACGTTCAGTCAGATTTAATATTAAGTCATCAAATGTTATCATTTATCCCATGCCTTGATTGCAGTAAAGTTGTTAAAACTAAACTCCATTCTGTCTACTAGTTTAACTGCATCTCCAGATACTCTATCAATTGCAACATATCCTTCTGGATTAGTAACTTTGAATCCATTTGCAGTTTTAATAAAGGTATCAGTCAATCCCTTAACACTATTTAGTTTGCTTACAACTCCCATCTTTGCGTCAACCAAGTGTCCTTGGAATGCAATGATGTTCTCTAAATTCTTGGTGTGCTTCTTTACTTCACGAAGATACTCAGTCTGAAGATTAGTGTATTTATCCTTACCCTTATCACTCTTTACTTTGTCTATTTGTTTCTGGATTGCATCAAATACCCACTTCTCGTATCCCTTTGCATGTCCTCTAGGGTCAGTAATCTTTGCGCCTTGACGAACCTTACTATTATTGTACGTCTTTAACTGAGCACCAGCAAGTGTTCCTGAGAATACTTCTTGTAGTTTTAAGAACTTGTTCAATAATGGTGCGTTTATTTTAGCAAAGGTAGAACCAGCAGATGATAGAGATTTAGTAACGGCCGTAGTTTCACTTGCAGTCATTGTCGCCTTACCAGATACGTCCTTATAAGTTGCATCATCCATCCATACAGATGAAGGTGTAGATAGTTTACTAATGTTTGCACCGAAGTTTGCTTTCATTGCTTGCAAGTCACTACCAGCATATGTGGTGTGCCATACGACACCAATCTTAGATGATTTGATTTTCTTACCCAAATCCGATTTAACATCAACTGCATAGACGATAGTGTTTGGTTGGAATGTATAGTAACTATTACCTTCAATACTTGTTGTCTCAACATCTTCAGAAGTGTACATTAAGTCACCCTGTAAAACATCTTTGATACCTAACTTGGAGAATTCTGCAAGTGCAATCTTAAACTTACTATTCAATCCACCAGAGAGTCCATCGTCATCAATCTCTTGTGAAGTCTTGTATAGTTTTGGAGTTGCGTTGAATACTGATTTCTTTGCAACAAAGAACTTGCCATCAGATGGGTCGATACCAGCAAAGATTGCTGGAGCACCATCCCACTTTACTGTCATGTTTACAGATGAACGTGCTTCTCCTGCAAGCATGTCTCTTAGAGAACGAACAAAGTTAATTGCAGCCCTACCGCCAGGCACACCAAAGTTTAGAATCTCATCTTCGATATGTTCTAGGTGAAGGTTCTTTCCACCCTTGTCTTCTGTTATGAATGAATTGAAGTTAATCATTTTATACCTTTAAAGTCGTGAAATCACACATCATTCGGGTGGGATATCCGTCTTTTCCTTGCGTGTCTCTAATGTTAAGTTTAAACTTATAGTATGGTGAACTCATCTCCATATCAATTCTTTTTCCTTTACCTGTCTTACCACCATAGTATACAGTACATGTTCCAACTTTCGCGGCCGCTTTCATTGCTGCTTCATCCATTTTCTTAGATAAAACTTGTCCTTTCATTTTATGAATTACATGATAACCATATCCAATACCGCTTTCTAGTAACTCTTTCATGGCTGAAGAATTAGGACGGGTAGTTACTTTGCCACCATCAGTTTTAACTTCATCATTAAAAATGGTACAGAATCTTTTGTTATCAATACCAAATAAGTCTAATAATTTTTTGCCATCGCTATTTTTAATTTCACCCTTGTCTATTTCTGATTGACGTAATTTAGTTCTAATGCCGACATTGAAGAATGTAGTGGTAGTTTCAAACTTTAGACTTAAAAATATTTTCTCACCATCATCTTTTTCAAGAGTAATATCAGTAACACTATTACCTATATCTTTACCACTACCTTTAGTATTTGTAAGATTTATTTTACCACTAAAGTCTAAAGGTCTTTTAGTATTCTCACCACCTACTACATTTACTTTTAACCATTTAGATTCACTTAATTTGTAGGTTTTATCCAAATCTAAAATGGCATTTAACGTATCCTTATCTTCTACAGCATCAACTCCTTCTGCAAACCATTTGTTCAGAGCAGTTGCAAACTGACTCTCAAATGCATTACCTCTGTTATTGCTACCACGATTACCTTTAGAACCATTACCAAATTTTATACGGATTGTTTTAAGATCAGCTCCAGACTTTATACCACTTACATCATAAGTCGATTTAAGGGTTCTAGATACATTAATATCTTTAGGTTTTTTTAAATCTATATTGATAGGAGTATCATCACCCCTACCTTTAAGATAATTGAATAATTTAATAACATCACCAACACTTTCATGTGGCCAGTCGGCAAGAGTTTTAGATATTTCTTCTTCAGATTTTGGGAAAAAAGTATATGCTTCGCCCAAGTAGTAATGAACTTTTGAGACATGGTTAACTTTTTCAGTCACCATAGGATTAAGCTGTCGATAATACTTCGATACGGGCATTCTTCAATTTCTCCATGTGTACAAATATATATTACTATTCTATTTATAACGAAACGTACTTAGAACTTCATATCATTGAACTTTGCATACCTCGCATGTTGTCCCTTGTCAAAGCCCGGCGTATCGTCTTGGCCACTATCATTAATGTCAGATTGTGCCTCTTGTTCACAATCATACAACTTCATTTTACTTCTGTCAATACCTACTACGAATCTTTTGTTTGTACCCAAATCATTATAACGATTCTTTAACTGTTTAATCATTAACTGATTTAGTCCTTCTAACTCTTCAGTAGAGATTAGTGCAAACATCAAGTCAGCAGTTGCAGGCAAACCAAACGACTCAGAAGTATCTTCTAGTCCAACATCAGAGTTTGCAAAACCGCCACGGGTAGTTTGAGTTGCAGACATGATGGGAAGGTTTGTTTCAACAGCAAGTCCACGAAGTTCTTCAGCGATTGCCTTAATATAGAAGTATGAACCCACACTTGCATTACCCTTGAAACGAGATGAACTACAAATATTCAGATAGTCAATAAAGATAATATCTGGCATGAATGATTTCTTTAGTTGTAGTTCTTTAATCAAACTACGAAAGTGTCCAGAGTGAGCAGATGCAGTTGGGTATTCCTTGATAACAAGTCTACCATTAGTCTTAGAGTTAATCTTCTCAACCTTAGACTCAAACATTTTCTTGGGTAGATTGTGCAAATCATCCATAGAGATATTCATCAGGTTAGCATCAATACGTTCTGCAATGCGTTCTTCTGCCATCTCCATAGTAATGTATAATACGTTCTTACCTTGCATCAGTGTTGCTGCAGCCATGTGACACATGAACAATGATTTACCAACACCAGTACCAGCAAGGGCAATGTTCAAGGTTTTGTTTGGAAGTCCACCTTTGGTAATCTTGTTGAAATACTCCAAGTCAAATTCTAGTTTCTCTTCTTTCTTGTGATAGAACTCAAAGCGTTCATCTGCATTTTCAATATAGTCATGTCCAATGTTTTGATCAAAACCTACTGCAAGTGCTTCAGATAGAATGGATGGAATTGCTTCTTGGGTGTGTTCCTTGTCTTTACCCTCAATAATATTGATACCATTAAGAATTGCATTGTATACCGCCTTGTCCTTACAGAACTTTTCAGTGGTATTCACTAACCATTGCATATCAACTTCAGCTTCTTTGAGAGATTCAATAACCTCAACAACCTTCTGAAATTCAGTACCATTCAAATCTTTCCTGTTATCAAGTTCAATAGACAGAGTTTCTTTGGTGGCCATCGACTTGTATTTATCCATGAAGTTGTAAATCTCTTCAAAGATAATGCGGTCAATGCGGTCAGTTTTGTCTTGAAAGTATTCACCTCTAATGAAAGGTAGCACCCTGCGGGCATAATCCTCATTGAAGATTAAGTTACTAAATATTGTCTTTTCTATTGTCATCATTTGCATCTTTTAATAACCCACTTTTATCTAAATTCTGTTCTATTAATTCATGTAATATATCACCAATCAGATTGAAAAAATCTTCAGTGAAAAATTCCTGTCCGAGTCCATTAGAGTCTAGTAGATTCCACTCAAATTGTAAAGAGGCTGAATCGTTTTCTTCATCTTCATTAATGGTAACTTTACCATACTCGTATACAACACCTTGCCATTTTCCTGCTTTATCTGTAAGCCCTATACCTGTCCAAGTTGAACCCTTGTTTTCTACATAGGTATAATACTCACTCATATCTTTTTTAGACATAATTAATTCTCCAGTTTCTAGATACCATTATACTTGTTTTGTTGATGCTTGTCAAGTGATTTGTTGAATATAGAATAAAAAACCCCTTGAAGTTTTCTTCAAGAGGTTTCTGTTGGTTGTGCAGTTATGCATCTGTACTAGGTGGTTCATCCTCTGGGATGTCCTCAACTTCTGGTACAAATTGTCCATACTTGAACTCTTTACCAGCGGCAACATCAAGTTGCTGCATTACTTCATCTGTAAAGTATTTCTCTGGATTGTTATTGATAGTCTTACCAAAAGTTTTTGTACCATCAGGAAGAACAACTCTAGTTGATACAGCAGTGAAGATACCATACTTTAAAGCCAGTTCTAGCAGTCCATAATACCTGTCTAACCCACGTTCATACATCAGACGTACATCAACCATCTTATGCTCTATGGTCAAACGAGATTTAGCATTCTTACAGTGAATAATGTTACCAACAACAGCAGTTCCATCCTTTTCTTTCTTCTTAGAAAGATATACAATAGATGATGCCGCATACTTCAGTCCAGAACCACCACCCATTTCTTTAGTGGGGAACATAGAACCAACTACATCGTATGTATGATTAGTAACAAGCATAGGTACTTTTGCTTTACCTAGTTTCAGTGTCAGTACACGAAAGGTAGCCTTGACTATCTGTGCCCGAGTCATATCTTTGGTTTCTTTACCCTCAGCAGTATCTTCTACTTCTTTTGTTGTAGATAACATACCAAGTGAATCAAGACATAACATCATAGGAGCACGTTGTCCTTCTGGTGTTTCCAAGTACTTATTTAGACAGTTCAATGACTGTGTTCTAAATTCCTGTACTGTGGTTACTGGAAGAATAACCATTCTCTTTGTGTCGATACCCTTATCAATTATCATCTGTTGAGTAATAGCAGATTCAGACTCAAAATACAACACACCAGCTTCTGGGTTTGCATCAAGGAATGACTTAACCATGCCTAGAATAAAGAACGTCTTACCTGTGGCACTCTCGCCTGCAATAGCCGTGATCTTGTTTGAAGCAAGTCCACCATAGATACTACCAGATAATAATGCATTGAATATGTAAGAACCAGTGTCAATAAACGAATCTACATCCCCTGCCTCAACACCTTCACTTACTAATGCAGCGTATTCATTGCCCGCTGTCTTGGCAATATCTTTCAAAAAATCCAATTATAAATCTCCTTCATTTCTGTTTTCAGAACGAAACGAATCAAACCCATCAGGATAACGGGATTCAAGTTTCTCTGTGTTCATATATATGACTTCCTCAATATTGGTATCAAGAGCAATACATGCCTGAACAAGATACCACATGATATCACCTAACTCCCGTTTGGCGTGCCATACTGTATGTTCATCCATAGGTTTCCCTTGGAATAAACACTTCTTAACGATCTCAGTAAACTCACCCGATTCTGCACTCAAACCCATTGCAGCTGTGATTAGACGTTCTGGTGGAACACCAAACTCATCAATTACATCTAAGGCATCACCAAACGCATCTGGGTCTTTAGACTCATCACTAGTAACCTCATCAACAAAATGTTGATAGTCCAGTAATAAATTTGTGTCAGTCATATCGTATCTCCTTCAAATTTCAATTCAATGTATATTATACCACGTTATACTCGTTGTGTCAAGAGAGAATAATACTCTTTTGTGGAGTCTGAATTCCAGTAGTCTGTGTCAACCACCCCGTTGCTATTTCAGGCATTGTCTCTACGACAAATGTGACACCACTCTTGTTAAACTCTAGAAGAGAATCAACCTTCACTCCCGTCATACAGACACCATCAACTAGTGCCACACCTTGTTCATTAACTTGCACTAAACGAGGTCGTTCTATAGTGTAACTAGTATCATCAACTGAGATGAGTCGGCCTATTACTTCAGCTCCGTTCATAAGCACTAAAGTCACTACTTTGTTTTCCATATTTTCCATCATATTTTCCTATGTGATTGGAGAAGTAATACACTTCTCATTAGTTATAAACAGTATACAGTATAAACTGGGTGTTGTCAACAAGTTTTGCGTTATTGATTTATTCATTTTACTGCCATTGCTCCTACGAACATATGATTTCTCCAAAAAGGTTGGACATCCACAAACCCAGCAGCATACAACATGTTACTTAATTCATTCCAAGTGTTTGGTTTCATCATATGCCGTAATGTTCTTTCTTTGTCCATAATATCTTCTGTATCAAAAGACTGTCTCTTATAATCATAATAGTTGAATGTAAGCATATCTTGGAATACTGCATTCTCACAGATTGTCTTTTCTGAAAAGATAAAGGCCCCACCATCATTTAACCCATCATATATGGTTTTTAAAACTGTAAGTCTATCTCTTTTTGGCATAAATTGTAAAGTAAAGATAGACGTTACAAGAGATGCGTTTTCAATAGTTGTGTTACGAATATCCTCCAATCGAAAATCTACAGAACACCAAGGATGTAATTCGGCTAACAAACCTTTGCGTTCTTCTAAATCATCAAAAAAACCTTCGGCAATTTCAACTCCAATGTAGTTTGCATCACAACAGTGATCTTGGTTAGCCTCCAACATACGTTGTGTTAGTTTACCAGTTGAACACCCAATGTCATATACATTAGTTCCGTCTTCAACAAAGTAACGGGACATTGCAATTACATCTTCTAGAAGATTACCATAGCCACGAATACTCTTTTCGATGTGTTCATCAAAACCTTCTTCTCTGTGTGCAAATGTAAAATCAGCCATTATACTTCTCCAATACTTTTTCATAAACGGATGTTGCAATTGCCTTCATCATTAGTGGCGGCACCATCCTACCAATTCGTTCTGCCTTCTGATTCCACTTACCTGTAAGTTTGAAATCATCTGGTAGAGACATAATTCTTTTCAATTCACCTAGTGTTAACTTTCTTGGTTCAATCCAATGGAATGCCCCAGCAGTTGTATCTGCACTACCCATTGCAGTCAGAGTTGGAGCTGGTGCGTATTGTGACACACGTTTCAGATTGAAGTGATGTCCTTTAGGATGATAATCACCACCAGTGAGAACTTTCTCTGGGTCAATTGGCATCTTACTTCCTGTCTGTTTCCAGTATGCAGTATTAGTAAACTTCTCTGTTAGATACTTCACCTCTTCTGCATCATATTCCAAACCAACCATCACATCCTTGACAGGTATAACTATATTACTTGGGTCTGGGAATAGTGTTGATAGTGACATAAAGTTTAATCCAATAGAAGATAAAACGTCTTGTCTAACTGCAATAAAAATAACCCTTGATCTAGTTTGTGAAACACCATAGTATCGACTATCTAAAACTTGGGCGCACACCTCATATCCAATCTCTTCAAATGTATTAAGAATTTTGTTGAAATATGTCTTGGCCTCACCTATAGTCAATCCTTTTACATTCTCTGCAATAATTACTTTAGGTTTAATTTCTTCAGCAATACGCAAGAACTCAAAGAACAAGTCTTCAATGTTTTCTACTGTCTTCCCGTCAGAATAGTTTTTAGTTTGATTCCAACCATCAGAATGTTTACCACTTACCTTTTCGATTGTAACATTACCAAACAAGTCTATACGTTCTTCTTCATGTATATTGTGTGACAATTTCCCTGCGACACTAAATGCAGAACATGGGGGTGACCCATCAAGTATGTCTAACTCACCAACACCAATACCAGCTGCATCAAGGAAATCTTTACCAGACAGTTCCTTGATATCGTCTGGTAATATTACAGTGTCAGGATAGTTCTCAGCATATGTGTTCCGCCCCTCCAGCACGAACTCATTTGCCACAAGGACTTTACCCCCTGCAAGTTTATAACCACAGGATGAACCGCCCCCACCAGAAAATGTTGATATCACAGTAAATTTGTTTTGTGCAGACGCATCATATACGTCTTGTAGGTTATAAGGTACATATTTCATACAAAAAACTCCTCTAAAGTGTCCTTACTATTTAGCGTGTTCCAATCTCTACATATGTCCATTATTCTACTCCTGTTCTTAAAGTTTACTGTCGGATCATCTATCAATGATTCGAATAACTCTATTATACCAGAATCTATCTGTAAATTCAAGTGGTTTTTCACTTTTCCTATCAATTTAAATTCATCAAACGCATTCCTTACATGGTGCTTCTGAAAGGGTTTATTCAATTCATCCCAACTCTTACTATAGAAAAACTTCTTAACACTATCCGTTAAGTATGGTGTAATGAACTTTTTGTTATGTGAGTCTGAAACTTTTCGATGCTGCAAATAGCCAGCACAATTCTCAGGCAGAAAATAATTATCTCTAAACTTGTCAAACAATTCTTGTGTATGTTTGAAATGCATCATTGCCTTTTTACTGAGACCATAATACCCATCAGCGGCCCAGCCTGACAAAACTTCCGTTTCCTCTATTTGACCATACGCATATAGAAATGGATATACACACTCAAAATGGGTCTTCTTTCTAGAGCCCAATTTTACTAGTCTATGGAAATCTTCAACCAGATTATTAGTTGGAACTTTGATGCCTGTAAATTCCCACTTACAAATTTCAGCAATCTCTTTTGCCTTTATGTAGTCATATGACTCATGCGTATCTAAGCAAAAGCTATATGCGTGAATTATTTTACCTAATCTTTGTGCAGCGAATGCTACTGAAATTGAGTCAGCACCGCCAGAAAGCAGCACTGCACATTTGTCAGAATCAGATACTTTACTAATTTCATTTTCTAACAGTTTGTCAATCATATATCAAGACGTTCCCATGGCTTCCCATCAATACCAACAAGATCAATCTCTTTAGCAGTACCTTCATCATTATTAATTCTTTCTACATCTTGAGCAAAGAAACCATTAAAAGTTAAAGGAAATCTTCCCTTACTTCTTGTTTCAACTTCAGATATTGGCATATCAATATAATATGAAACCCATTTATTAAACATAGGTTCCATACGATCAAATTCTTCACATATTTCTTTACGTTTAATATCAAGAGTTTTAGGATTGGGTTCATCAACCCAAGTCGTGAGATATACCTTTTGAAAACTATTCTTTACACTTAAAGTCATTCCATCCCAAAAAAAGTTTTTCAATGCAGTAAACTTTCGAGCATAACCAAAAGATGTAGTCTTTTCGTTCTTCATACCCTCAAATGGTAGATTTAATCTTGTGGCTTCTTTCTTTGCTCGACTTGTACTCAATGCTTTCATAGTAGACCAACGAGAGATGTGTTCTTTACGAAGCGTTTTTAAGATAGGTTCGTGCCATTTGGGTTTGCTACGACATATTAGTTCAAGGTATTTGAGGATTGCCTCATCAGTATCTACAATGAGGTTACTAACAACAGCATTAACTACAGACTTTAAGATAGTAGTTTTGGAATTTGCAACCGCTGGTGCATTGTGTTCTTCATCATCATTAGAATTACATTTGAAAACCTCAAGCTTCATTTCTGTATCATACTCAACTATATCATAAATTGCAGTTTCCCAACTAAGCCTGTCTTGAGCAGCATTTCTTCCATAACCAACTATTCCTTTAAACATTTTAGGATCATCTTTATCTACAATAATTGCTTGTGGTGGTTTTGTATACAAAAACCCTACATTTGAATAAGAGTTCTCTATTCCATCAACACGTTCTTCACCAGAATCTTCTTCACGAATTTGTTCTGAAATTTTGAATGACACTTTAGAACGATTTAATACAAGACGTTTCTTAAATGTAATGCCGGGGAACAATGGTTTCCCATCAGTTCCTAATTGCATATAGTACATTTCTGGTGGACATTCTCTAAGCGACCTATCTAGGTCAAACTGTATTTTAGTCATATTTTCCTCCTTATTGGTTATGACAAGGTAGTAATATACTACCTTCTTGGTAATAAAAGAAATATTCAATTATTACAGTTATTATACTACTTTTTAGCGCCCCTGTCAAGAGGTTTATCCAAAAAAGTCTTCTAATGTTGTTTGTGTTCCATAAGAACGATCTATATCCCATCCAATCTGATTCATAATAAAAGTCAAAGGTTCTACGAAGGCCTTGGCATACTGCGTATCATAATCTATATAACGATGAATATCAAACTCTGGTGGAAGTTTAGTTATAAAGGATATAACATTTGATGACATAGGATTAGGAGTTCTCAAGTGAATGAACTTAATCTTTTCTCCGCCTTTGATAAGAGGATACTTGTGTGTCAGTTTATTCTTCTTGGCAAAATGATTGTATAGCAGACTTCCACGACAGTGCATGGGAACACCCTTCAGAAAAATACTGGAACTACTACTCCATTTATCAAGTCCATTAACAGAACGAGGAAATGCAATGTCTTCTACTGGTAACTTCATAAACTCTTCTCTGAAGTCAATGATGAAATCGTTCACATCTTGTTCTGTACCAGACATGATAATCTTTAGACACTCTTTAAGTTTACTACGACAAGGTGCTGGTGTACTACTTTTGACCGCCTCCACGCCCATTATTTTGAGTTTAGGTTCTTGGTAACGTACACCTTCCATATCCCATACATTTAAGATGTACCGCTTCTTTGCAGTCCAGATACCTTTGTCGGCAATTGCCTCCCGTCCCATTTCCATCTTCTGGCGATAGGCATTTACATATGTAGCAAGGTCTTGATAACATGAATCAATAAAAGGTTCGATTTTCTCTTTAGCAATCTTATCAAGGAAGTCAACCACCCTGAGTCGATATGAATCCTCTGACTCAGCATCTCTCTTCGTAAGCACCTTACTAACAAGTTCATCAAACCTAATGTACACCGAATCTGTATCTGATGCAATGACATAATCCACTCCTTCACTTTTCAGCAGTTTATTCAAGTAACCATTCAGTGCCTTTTCAATCCACCGAATAGCTAGTTGGCCAGAAGTTGTAATACCTTCTGCAATCTTTAAATCATAATACCTAAACCATTCATTACCAATCGCACCATAAGCAGAGTTCAAGGAAATCTTTCGTGCCATCTGGATGTTCTTAAAACGAGATACATCGTTTAGGTACTTAGAGTCTTTAGTATCTTCATATTGTTGTTGAGCAACCAACATCTTCTTTTTATAGATAGTACGATCATTGTACATCTCTTGCATTATCTCAGGTAAGAACCCTTGTTTCTTTGTTCTGAACAATGCACCATTTGGTGTCCGAGTAACTTGTGCGGCTGGTAACATAGACAAGTCTATCTTTTTTTCCAACATGTCATCAATAGTATTGTCGTTGTAAGGCATAGACTGAGGCATCAACATCTCTGGTGAAATATTGTATTGCATAATCAGGTGAGGATACAGTGAGTTCAAGTCAAAAGACATTACCCATTTATGCTGTCCAACCTGTGGGTCTTTGACATATGCACCAACATATTTCTCACCCTTAGATTCGCTTCTTGGTTTTGTTGGGATAACAATCTTCTTTCGTAGAAGATGGTTGTAAATCAACACATCCCAATACTTAACTGAAGTGAATGCATCAGACATATTAACCTTAGCCTCATACGTCATAGTAAGAAGTAAGTCAATCAACTTCATTTTAGAGTCGAGTCTATCAACCAATTCAACGTCCATAATGTTGTAGTCAATAAAAGATTGATAGTCTTTCTGATACCAATCACTGAATGTATCGTAGGGATTTTCATCCTTACGTTGTCCAAGTTCGACATGAGCAATGTGGTCAAGACGATACGACTCTTGGTTTGTGTATGTGAATTTCTTGTACAGTTGTAGGTAGTCAAGATTATTGACACCTAAGATTTCAAACATTTCTGTCTTCTTACCAAACCCACTGTTCACCATGCGTGACTGAACAACACCCCAAGGAGATAGACGTTTGACAGCCTCTTCACCTAACTGGGAAGTTATTCGGTTGCAGATGTAGGGAAGGTCAAAGAACTCTGTGTTCCAACCAGTAATAATATCAGGATGATCTGCATCCCACCATCCAAGGAACCTTGCAAGAAGGTCACGTTCAGTAGGACAATGAATATAATCTACATCATCCCTACTGTTTTTGTAGGGATGCATACCCCATACGATAAACTTGCCAGTGCTGTGGTCTTTGACAGTGATAGACAGCATTGGTTCTGCTGCTTGGTCTGCATGGGGGAATCCGTTCTCACATTCCACCTCAATATCTATCGTGACAATCTTCAGTTGTTTTGAATCAAATTCAATTTGTCTTGGATACTTTTCAGATAGATATGTGTAAGGGAATTGGTTCATTCCATACACAAGATGTGGTTGAGACTGATACTGTTCAATAAATGATTTCGCCTCCTTAATAGAAAGGAACTTCATTGGATTGACGTTTTTATCGTCTAAGGTTTTCCAACCAGTTTCTTTCTGTACAGGAACGTAGAGAGTAGGCTCGTACTTCACTTTAAAGTTAGTACGAACACCATTCTCTACGGCACGAACAAGCAGTTGATTGCCCCATTGGGCAACGTGTGTGTAAAAGTTCAAATGTATTACCTCAATCAATTAAGATCATTATATAGTATTTTGGGGTAAAAGTCAATAGAAAAATAGGTTATAGTTCCCGTTTTTTTCCAATGTTATATTTTGTCTCCAAATCCCACTCGTTCTTTTCCTTAAAGGAAATAACTTTGATTTGTGACAATGGTGCTTTTGGTTCTGCTTCACCGATTATTTCGATTAGTCCCCAATCACTTAAAAGAACTGATATTGAGTTCCTTCGAGCCACATCATTCTCAGTGATGTTTGTTTCCTTACCATCAAGGGCAAACAACTCTTTAAAATGTACAATGTAATACCTACCTTGTTTATGTAGGATATGACATGATTGGTACAACTTTCTCTCTTTGCGAGAGGCGACACCTATACGAGATAGTGTCTCACGAACCTTTAAGAAGTCATCAGGTTCTTTTAGTTTTACTTCTAGCATCCTGTCAGGTCGCCATTCAATTTCTTCCATTTTTTCCACCTTTAATCAAACTATCCTTAATAGTTTGTATTTGTTCATTATTAAGTACCGATAGAGCAACCTTCGCCTTCTCATTACTATAACCATAATACTCTTTAATACAATCCAAATCATCTAACTTTTCTGCCTTAACCCAAGGCGCGAATCGTTTCTTTGATCTAATAGTATTTAGTAAAAAATCATACTGTAGTTTTGCGTCAAGGTGGTGACGCATATTCATTTCATTAACGAACATAATGGTTTCATGGAAAGGAGATAGACACCTATTGACAACATAGGCTGGATACTTCTTTTCCCACATAGGATCATCTGAATCCATCAGATTTTCCTTAGTGTGATTGATTGAGTTGAGGTAATGCTTTAGTTCATATGACATTGTACGACTCGTATGTATTTGTATTTTTAAAATTATCTGATGGAGTAGTCCATCTTAAATTAGAAGATTTTGCATTTTGTCTATCCCTATCAATATGGTCTATATCACCATGAGTAAAGTAGAAATCAAACCTTTCTTTATACATAAATTGTTCCCATATGTCTTTTCTCAAAAATGATGGACACGGAAAATCTAAATGAGTTAGTGCAACTGCTCTGTGGACATAAGTATTTTTTCTTACACCATCAATATTAAAAGAAAATGATGGATACTCTTTTCTTGGATATAATTTTAATTGATTAAGTCTATCTCTATTAAATACTCTCCCATAATTACTAATAAGATAATTAGGTTTTAATGGGTAAGGTTTCCATAACTCTTTCATTTGAATTGCACCTGTGACATAACCTCAATCATAAACGCTTGCATGTTTATGTCTTGGTCTGCAACAAATGCTGATTTGTATTGATAGTCTGCAACTGCCATAACCATGTGTGGAATGGTACTTGGTGCGATAACATCATACAGTGTATCGTAAATCTTACGAAATATTTGGGCAGGGTCGTTGTCTAGATTGTTTGCAATCCAAGTCCGAATACCTTTAAAGTCTTTCGCCTTGAGAAGTGGAATCAAGTCCTTCATATTCGATTCTAAGATGTTAACAAGTATACCACTGTCAATCATACCAGAAGCAGAATATCTTTGCAATTCGTTTAGAACCCTACGCCAATCTGGAAAATGAGTCATCACCAGTTGTTGTACAACCTTAGGCTGATACTCAATGTTCTGTTCTGCAAGAATGTTTTGCACACGTTTGTAGAACTCTCCAGCAAGTTTAGGTTTGTCTGACTTGGGTATCTTAAATACCACACCAGAACACCGACTATGCAAAGGTTCGATAATTCGGTTCTTGAAGTTACAAGTAAGGATGAATCCACAGTTGTTGTGGAACTCCTCAATAAACCCACGCAATGCTGGTTGTGTGGATTGTGGATTGAGATAGTCTGCCTCATCAAGAATTACAAACTTACGATTACCATCCATAGAGACAGTACTTGCAAAGTTCTTAATCTTGTTTCGCAATACATCAATGCCTGATTCTTCAGAACCATTAATCAACATATAGGTTGCACCGATTTCTTCAAGCATTGCTTTTGCAACAGTTGTCTTACCGACACCAGCCCCACCAGACAGTAGTAGATTTGGAATCTGTTTATTATCTACAAACTGTTGGAAGGTTTTCTTCAAGTCTTCAGTAAGAACACACTCACTGATTGTTTTCGGGCGGTATTTCTCCACCCATAGATTCACATCATTCATTATATAATATACCTATTCAGTTTAGGAAGCTTCTAGAGCAATAAAGTATTCAATCGGTTTTGTCATGTTAGTGAAACGTGATATACCTTTCGAAGAAACTTCGACTTTGTAATCACCAGAAAGTAGTTTAAGATTCTCTACCTTAAAGTAGTGAGTAAAATCAGCAGCAGGTGAGTTCTCACCAACCTTAATTGCAAAGTCGTTTGAAGTTTCATTCTTACGATCTGTTACAGTTAGATTGATATCACCACCAGCAACACCCTTTAATACTACATCAGGTACACCAAGTACAGCAGATGCCTTTTGGATTTGATTGAAGGTATCTTGTGTAAAGACAAACTCCACATCAACAGATGGCATTTGGATTTCAGTTTTTGGTGTTGTTACAACAGATGGGTCACTGAAGAAGTAATTCAATGAACTACCACCACCCTCTTCATTCAATTTTACAGACTGTGCTGCGAAATCCAGTGTTGGACTTTTGAATAATGAAAGTGCAGACAAGAATTCATTCAAGTCATAGATTGCAAATTCATCAGAAAAAGTATCTGGAATAGTTGCCTTAGCCACAATGTTTCTCATTGCAGACATAGTGTTAATCGTGTTACCAGATTTCACTAGAAGGTTTTGGTTAATGGTTGAAAAGTTCTTTAGAACGTCCCGTGTTTCACTGCTTAACTGCATCATAATTTATTCTCCGTTGTGTCGTGATTATGTAGTGCCATTATACCATAATGGATCACCTTTAGCAAGTCATTTCTGTTCTTGCCTTCTTTCTTTCCGTATCGTTGTGCATACTTGAGTATGTTACCGATACAAAATCCTTCGCCATGTCCAGAATCTATTATAAATTCTGTGGCTTGAAATTTGTTGTGGGAGTAGTGGGAGTCGTAAGTTTTATCTATGTACTCTGCGATATCCAGAAGTATTTTATCTTCTGAATATTTGTATTCAGTAGTTTTAATTGGGTATATTTTCAAATCATTCATCCTATATTCAATTGGTACACATATTATAACATAAAAGAACGCCCCTGTCAAGAGGCGTTCATCACTTTATTGCATTATTTAATTTTGATGGTGCGAGGCTTCTTGTCTTCTGGGACAATTCTTTCCATATGTATAGTTAACATACCATCTGCCATAGATGCATCTTTAACTAACATATCTTCGGATAGTGTGAATCCACGCCTGAAGTGTCGTGCTGAGATACCTTTGTGTAGATATTCTTTCTCAGAGACTTCTGATGTTTTGAGATCAATTGATTCGATTGATAACTTATCTTCTACCATTCGAATTTCAATATCGTCCTTTTTAAAACCAGCCACAGCAAGTTCAATAATGTATTCGGTATCAGATACCTTAATAACATTGTATGGTGGATACTTTGGTTGTGGTTCAAAAAGTGATGGTGCGGTTAAACTGTCGAACATTCTATCAAAACCGATAGAGTAAGTGTTGATTCTAGAAGGGTCTAGACCAGACATTATTTGCTTTTGCATTTGATTTCTCCTATTAAGCAAGATTATTGTTACGATACCCGTAAAACGGCATATCAACACTATTTATAAGAACTAGAAAGAGGTTTTTCAACCTCTTCATAATTTATTTGTTATGCAGTCTCAGCATACTCAATTGCTTTATCTAAAGCAGTTAACTTAACCTTGCGGTTACGTCCATACCATGCAGACTGTAAACGGCCGTCATTAGAACGACCTTGTAGGTGGTCAGTCATGTTTGTGACTGAGTTGAATGCAGTCCACCAAGAACCTTGGGCGAACTCTGCGCCAGGCTGAACATCTAAGTTTTCAAAGGCAAGTTTTGCATTACGAGAAGTGAAAGGAACCTTACCATTCTCAACCTTAGCAGGAGCACCAAATACTTCATTAAAGTACTGAGTTACATTCTCTGCGGTGTATCGTTTTCCACCAAGAAATGCAGCCATTGACTTGTATTGTTGCATCTTCTCACGAGCAATACCCATCTGATCTTTAACTTCAGAAGCATCAAACGCCTTGCGGTGGTTTACAGTTACCATCTTATCTGAATTTTGTGATAGAGAAAGAGTAAGAGTGTTATTACATACAACACGAATTGGTGTCATACGAATGTTAAGTGCCTTACCGAATTGATGTGGGTTTGTAAATAAGAAGTAGTTTTCAGTAACATCACCCTTAAACAATTCAAAAGACTCTTTAGTCTTGGCAAGTGCCCAAACCATTTGTCCATCTTTGAGTGAACCAGCAGTGTGCATTTCCATATCACCTGCCATTACATACTCATGGAAGAATTCAAATGCTTCTGAGTTTTGTACTGGATTCCAACCTGTACCGACAACATCTAATACTGAGTTGTCTGAAGTGCGAACTAACGCCTGTTTGTTTTTAATTGGAACACCTTGTGCAGTGACAAGTGGTTGCTTTTCAACACTCCAATCAAGTCCTGCTACCTTTTGAAACTGGTCAGGAGTCAACTCCTGTTCTACTTTAGTTCCTAGTCCATGCCAAGGAAGTTCCCCAACATAGGCCATTTGAGCTTGTCCTGCAATCATTTCTATTTCGTGTGACATAATATTTTCCCGTTTGTTTTTTACTTTAGTATAACCATTATACATGTTTTGACAACAATTGTCAAGATGTTTTCAAAACTAAATTAGACTTTTATATACTGTCCACTTCGTTCTTTTCATCTTATGTAACCATTATACCATTGTTTTTACAACAAGTCAAGATGTTTTCAAAACTTTTTTAGTTATTGAGCCCCCACATCAGCTGAACGCACACGAACTAAATGTGTAATATCTGAAGGATCAGTACGCACCATTGGTTCGCATTGTTCAATCACTCCACCCTTATCAAGAAATTCTTGAATTAATTCTTCTGGTGTATTAACTTCTCTAGTCATCTTCATCTTCTCCTTGAGTTTCTAGCAAGTCTTTTAACTTGTATATAATTTCTTCGACAGTACTTAAATCTTTTTCGTTTTCTGTGTCTATTTCTACTTCTATTTTAATTTTCATTGTTTAAACTTTATGTCACCAAATGTGAGAAATTCTTTTCTTTCTTGAACTGGACAACACTTCTAAACTTATCAAACAGCATGTCCTGTTTATGTGATATAACAAACACGTTCTGGTCTGAGAACGTATCTAGGATTTTAAGGAAGTCATCTGTACCAGAACCATCCAAAGAAGAATCAAAGATTTCATCTAGGATTAGTAGGTTTGTGTTGGTAGAGTTCTTCATCTTGGCAATGGCACGCCATGTGAATAGTAGAGCCAAGTCAATACGCATCTTCTCACCTTCAGAGAATGATGCATAGGAAAACTCATCACGGAATCGTGACTTGATTGTTTCGTTGAAGTTCTCATCTAGGTTAAACTGTACATAGAAGTCCATCGAACTGAGATAGGTATTCACTAACTTGTTCATAATTGGCAAGTACTGTTTCACTATCTTAGTCTTGATACCACTATCCTGTAGTAGATTACGAGCAACATCTACATAGAACTTGTCTTCGTTTAACTTAGACTTCCGTTCTTCAATAAGGGAAATCTTACCCTTCAGTTCAGCCAACTTGTTCTTATCATCATCAGACACAGAACCTTGTGTATAGGTTTCGATATCCTTCTCTAACTTAACATTGAACTTCTCCAACTCGCTGATAGAAGAACGTATCTTTGCAATCTCTACATCATGTCTGCGAAGTGTAGTAAGATTGTCCTTAATTACATTCAGTCGTTCTTGTTCGTCATTCTCCATTCTATTAGCATCAGCAATCGCATTATCAAGTTCTTCAACTTTAGAGTTCCTTGCATTAATCTGCGTCTGTTTTGTTGCATCAGTGATATCCTGTTCGCATGTTGGACACTCTGCATTACTCTGGAAAAAGTTAATTTGACGTTCATGTTCGCCTCGTTTATTAGACAATGCAGCTTCTGTTCTACTGAGTTTTCTAATCTTTTCTTCTAACCTAATCTTCTGTTCACTATCAAACGATAACGCCTCTTTCGCATTATCCAAAGATACAATTTGTCCTTGTTTGGTTTGGATGGAAGAATCATTTGAGGAAACCTTAGATTTACTCTCTTCAATGATTGAAGATTTGTTCTCTATAACATCCTTAATGAATCTTTCTTGCAGTGATGCCTTCTCTCTTGTAAGTTCATATGTCTGTTCAGTGTTCCGAATATCCTCGTTAAGTTCTTTTGTTTGACTCTTCAATAGGAAGTTCATCAATGAGAAAATCTTAATGTCTAGGATATCCTCTACAACCTCACGGCGGGCCTTTGTTGTAAGTTGCATGAATGGTACAAAGGTAGAGGAACCTAGTATAACAACCTGTGTGAAAGAACGATAGTTCAATCCCATAATCTGTTGTTCTAGATACTTCTGATAGTCTCTGGCGTTTGCGTCTTGGTTAATCATTTTACCATTAACCCAAACCTCAAATATATTCGGCTTAATACCCCGAATAACCTTAACCTCTTTACCACCTACATTGAATTCAACCTCAACAACAGCAGCACCATTATTCACAGTGTTGACAAGTTGTTTCTTGGATATATTTCTGAAGGGTTTATTAAAGAGTCCAAAACACAGAGCATCAAGAATGGTAGACTTTCCAGCACCATTCTCTCCAATAATCAAAGTGGACGAAGTTCTGTCCAGCTGTATTTCAGTCATATTATTGCCAGTCGAAAGTAAATTCTTCCAGCGTACATATTTAAAAGTAATCAAAGTTCTAAGTCACTCGCTTCTAAGTATAACGATTTCATCATTGAAGTCAATCTGACTTTATTCAAGTCCACATCCAACTCATCAATATATCGCTCCAACACTGTCATAGTGTCTTCTGCATTTTCAACAATAGCATCATCTACATTAGATGCATCCAATTCAGAGAAGTCTTCAACAATCTTCACCTCATGGGCGCCTGCATCCGACAACACTCTATCGACAAATCTATCGAACTGATAGATGTCTTTTTTATTAACAACTACTATTCTAACATACTTATCCCGTAATGTCAAGACATTGAAGTCAGAAAAATCTGTTATTGTATCATCGTAGTATACTTTTTCGAAGATTGTGTAAGGGTTGATTATACGTTCTAAATCCCTAGTGGTAGTATCAAATACATGGAATCCTTTAGGGCAACCATAGTCGGCCCAAGTCATTTGGTAAGTATTACCTAAGTAAAATACTTGTCCATCATCAGACTTCTTGTGGAAGTGTCCACTGAATACTGTATCGAATTTCTTTAGGAATCCTTTATCATACCCACCTTCTGCTTTGATACCAGAATGCATCTCGAAACCATTAATCTCTAAATGTCCAAGTGCAACTTGTGCTGGGGTATTTTTGATATGTTCCATTGTTTCTGCATAATTCTCTGGACAAATCCAAGGAATAAAACATATGGGAGTTCCATCAAACTCTACTGTAGCAGCTGATGGATATGTGTGGATGTTGGTGAATTTACCATTAATCAACTCTTCTAGGGAGTTAACTTCATTGGTGTTCTTATAGAAGGTATCGTGATTACCAACCAACATGTGGAGGGTAATACCTAAGTCCTCATGTTTTTGTAGGAACCTTTCACGAAAGTCTTTGGCAATCTTATAGGAGACAAACTTACGTCTGTCCATAACATCACCACCATGAATAACTGTGTCTATGCCAGACTTTTCTAGGTATGGGAAATACGTTTCTTCCCAAAATTTGTAGAAGTAGTCATTAAAAAAGAGATTGTCATTTCTAGCTCCAAAATGGGTATCAGTTATTAGTGCTATCTTCATTTATTTGTACATCCTTATCATCATAAAAATTCTCAAGACCTTTCGGTTCTTTCTTCACTTTCTTCTTTGGTTTATATACCGCTTCATCGGGTAAGAAGTTCTTCTGTAGATACTCTACATATCCAGCAGCTGCTGAATCACCATCCATCATCACATCAATATTCATATTAGAAATGATTTGGTGTTTTACATGTTGTTGCTTTTTCTCTTTTGCAATCCTTCTAAGAAATGCATAGTAAATAATTTGAGTAAAATATGCAAAAGGGTTTTTGGATTTCTCTGGATTGAAGTTACTACAGTATTGTAAACAGTTCTCTATTCCATCTGAAATCATTTCATCTCTATAGGTATAGTTGATGAAGTTTGGCCGATACGATAGATGATTTGCAATCTTTAAAAAACACTCACCTATGTAGTTGGTAACTGGCGGTTGTGGGTCGCCTAGTTCTTCAGCGTCTTTGCATTTGTCTTTCCACTCTGCCATTGCGGCAAGAAAGTCTGCATTGTTGACGTAGTGAACACCCTTTTTCTTTTTAGTCATTATAACTCCACATTCCGTTGCTTGTATTTTGCAACTATTCATATATTATACTTTAATTACACAGGTTTGTCAATAGATTAATTTATTTAACTTTATTTTGCAAAACCTATTGACAGAGTTTAGAATCCTTGTTATAATAGCTGTGTTAGAGAGAAAGTAGTTTAAATCTAATGTACTGTTTTAGACATTGGAGTATCAAACTGTTCCAATGCTTCTTCCATTGCAATCTCATCTAGATCATCATTAGTTGCTTCCATCCAGATAGAATCCTCATCAAACTCATTCTGCATCTTTGTAACACAATACTCGTAGAACTTAGATAGTCCTTCAGACGCACCACACATTAACATAACACTATTCTTATTAATACGGAATACTGATTCCTCAGAGAAGTGTATCCATCTCTTGAATGATATAGATTCTTCAACACCATGTCGTGTGTACACAGGCTCTGAAATAACTAGTAATGGATTCTCTATTTCGTATATCACAGACTCTTCTGCACTAGTAACCTTACACACTATCTCTTCGCCACTATTTAACTTTAAAATTATATTCTCTGCAATCATTTTACTTTTATCCTTGTAATTTCGTAGTCAAACTCTTCCTCTGCATATATATTTATACGTTCTTGAAAATGATTTATTGTGAAGTTGCGTTTAGACTTGTGTGAGAAGTCATCTGCAATATCAAAAAGAGTAGCACTATCCTTAGTCTCACTCTTACGCAATCCCCTACCGATACTTTGTAGAGTACGAACTCTAGATTTACTAGGACTAGAGAAGATAATATTGTGTAGATTACGAATGTTAATACCAGTAGAGAAAGTACCATAAGATGCAACAATGATAGCATCCTTCTCGTTCTCTGTAATCGCACGAATGTCTTCCCTAGTCTTAGTGTCTGTCCCACCATAAACGTAGAATACCCTTCTAGTGGTAGCCGATCGAATCATCTCATGTAAGATGTTTCCATGTTTCTCTACGAATTGGAACAATACTAGTGTATTACCTTTTAGAGTAAGTGTCAAGTCTTTTATGAACTTATTTCTCTTTGCGTGTGTTACTATGTAATCCATCTCATCTTGATAGTTCATACCCTTAACAATCTTACACTCTTCATCAGAGTAAGTCATAACCAAAGCTTTAATCTTAAATGAAGCAAGTGTCTTTGAATCAATCAACTTCTTTGTGGTTATAACTTTCTTCAGAGAACCAAACAGTCCTTCTAAAACTAAACGATGTGTTTGCATACCATCAAGTGTACCTGTCAAACCAAAACGATACTTACACTGATCTAGGTTAGTCAAGATAGAAGTCAAAGACTTTGCTTTAAATAGATGAGCTTCATCACCGATAACCAATCCAAAACAGTCAAAGTATGACTTGGGCATTTTATACAGTGATTGCCATGTGGATATAACTACAGGATGTGTAACCTCTCTGTCATGTCCACTATACACCTTCTGCATGTTACCTTCACTCCAGCCATAATCAACAAAGTCTGAGTACATCTGTTCGACTAATGATGTTGTAGGAACAAGTATTAGTGTCCTGTCCTGTGGCTGTTCTCTCATCAGTAACTTATAGTACCTGACAAGAATATAGATTATGAGTGACTTACCCGAAGCAGTAGGACTAAGCAACAAAGCACGATGTTTTCTAATGGCAAAATCCACGGCATCCACTTGGTAGTCGCGTGGCACAATAGGGTTTCCTCTAGCTTTAAGCTTAAGTCCAGTGATGAACCCATTGAGTATTTCTCTATCCAGTTGTTTTTCATCTTTTAACTCCTTGCTAATTTCATATGGTTCTTCCCAATCCTCTAACCATTTCTCTAGGTATCCTAGAAGTCCAAGGTAAAGTTCTCCCGTTTGTGGAGAATATAGTCTTATTTTTCCATCCCATATCCGATTGCGATATGCCGGCATAAACTTAGCGCCAGGCACTTCGAATGTGAAATGGTCTGATAACGAACGAGCAGTAGAGGGTTCAGCTGATACTTCTAAGTACACCTCATTCTTCTTTGTAACTTTTGTCACTTATACAACACCATCTACAAATTTACGCCACTCTATTGCGTTTTTGATTTCCCAATTACGAGTGCCGACTTGTTTCAGAATACGTTCACAAGTATCTTGACATACCTTGAAGTATTCTACTTTTTGTTTTGCTTTGATCAAGTCAATATCAGAATCCAGATATATGTGCAAGTCTGCTTTAAGTATTTTATGATCGAATGGGTTGTCACGATAAACTGAAGCGTCAGACTTACCTCCATAGTACTCCCATTTATTTCTATAGAGCACATGATACTCGCCCTGTTTTAAGAGAACTAGTTGTCTGAAGTTGTTGTATATGGTTAGGTATTTTTGGTGAAGTGATGCAGACTTCATAGACTCATCACCGAGTTCTAAGTTGTCCATCTTCAAGTCGTGTGCGGCTGATGCCTGCAAATCATCTAGTGTCATAATATTTCCATGTTATAGAGTGTGAACAGGGTCAATCGAACTTACTGTTCTAAATATTCTCTTCTCAGAGAAGCAACTACGGGTGTCTAAGTCAAAATCCCCTGTTCACTATCTTATTTATAATGATTTAATACTTTGGATTTAAAGAACCTCAACTGAATAAGTATCATAATTCATAGTTATTGTAGAAGTTAAATTTTGTGCTTCTACGTCCTTGGTGTCAAAATTCATACCAGCAAGAGATGTTGGATATGCATTCTTAAAGGTAATTTTTATGACAGGATTATTCTTGTTAGACATAATGGTTAAGGTTGCATCACTTGCTAGTGACGCCAAGCTTGCATTGACAGATGGTACAGAAGTTCTTATAGATGATGCGTCTGTAATAGCATTATCAAACTGTTCAGTACTTTCTGGAAAACCAATACCTACCATCCAATCATGTATTTCACGCCAATTGGATAAGTCCTCTTGTACATTAAATGACAACTCAATGGGTTCATAATTAATAGTGTCGCCCATCATAGGAAGAGAAGTGAATCTAGTGTTTAATACTGCGTCACCAGAAAATGCAATGCCTGGCAAGTTTGCTTCAGTGATGAAGTACTCTGTATTAGGTATCTTTAAAATAGAGAACTTAAACTGAGTTGGACGAGCCATATCATAGTTAGTGGGTTGTCTATTTAATGGATTTTTATTAACAGTTGCCATTGGTATTTTCCTTATTTTTCATACAACTATTTATAAGACAAAAAAAAGGAGAACTCGAAAGTTCTCCCTTTATATCAATAAACCGAAGTTTACATGATGTTGGTTACTTGTACTCGTCTGTAGTATACGTTGTCGTTAGCAGTCATTGCACCACTACGAACAGTTGCACCGCCAGCAAATGGATTTGCTGTCATACCATAACGGGTCTTGAAACCAATCTTAGGTTGGAAGTTAGACTCACCAACCGCACGAACCATCTGAAGAGGAACGTATGGGCAGTAGAACATACCAGCATCGTAAGGTGAAGTACCTTTGTAGCCAACTACGAAGAACTGTTTTGCAGCTCCGTTAGCAGCGTAGGGGTCGATATACACTTTGAAGCGTCCGTTTAGAACACCAGCAAATGTGTTACCAGAATCATCAACATTCAAGTTGTTGCTTAGGGCAGGAGCATAGTCCAACTGTCCAGCCATCTGCAAGGCAGATGCAACATCAGAAGAACAGATAATCATGTTACCCTTTCCTCTACGAGTCTGTTGTGCGATTACGTTAGCTTCACGTTCTACTTGGAACATTAGTCCCTTAAACTTCTCAACACTCCAACGGCCGTTAGAATCAACGTCCATATCGAAGATACCACCAGCTGCGGTATCAACTTGTGCGCCAGGCTTTGCAACTACATACACTGTACGAACAACTTCGCGGTTGATTTCTGCGAGAAGTTCAGTAGAAAGGATGTTTGCAAGTTCTGTCTCAGCGTCCAAACCATGAATCGCTTTAAGGTCTTGTGCAAGTTCCATTGTGTATTCAGCTTTAAGAGCTCGGGTTGTAGCAGTTACAGTCTGCTTTTCGATTGAGAAAGACATCTCAGCGAATGCATTGTTAGCTGCATCACCTAATGCTTCACCGAAAGCAAGACTAGCACCAGCATCAGCAGTATAAGCGCCTGGCGAACCATCGTTTAATACAGCAGGGTTAGTTTCACTGTTAGATGAAGTACCTGCACTGCCTGGAATGTTGCTATCAGCATCGTTTGCAGAGAAAGCAGATTCTGGTTCAGCGTACATTGACTCTGCGCCAGTTTTGCTCTTGAAGCGTGAACGCATTGCAAAGATAAGACCAGTTGGTCCTGTCATTGGTTGCACACCAGCAATATCATAAGCGATAAGGTTTGGCATGGCGCGGCGAACTAGTGAGATCATAATTGGATCCCAGTTAGCTGAACCTGATGAGTTGTTTGCAGGCGCAGCTTCTGATAAGAAGGCTCCGTCTTCACGCATTGATTTTTCTTGGTTTTCTAAGATAACAGTGGTTACTGCCCTTTTGTAAGCATCACCGATTTTTGGTAAATCTGTGTGTTCTAGGACTGGCTGCCACTTTTCCTGTAGATGTTCTGTCTGGAACATTTTTAGTTCTCCTTGTTTGAGATTGTAATATTATTTATAAAAAACGAATCTTTCATCGTTTAGTCGTTAACTCGCTTTACATTTTTGGTAATCGCACTCATATAAGCACTCATAGCACCAGTGGTATCAAAAGATTCTAGATGCTCTTCAACATCATCTACTGATTCAGCGACAGTTGTTGCCTTAGGAAAATAACTTTCCTTTAGCGTTTCTAATTTTGCAGCGAAACTTTCTTCCGTTGTAAAATCTACATCTTCTGCGAGGGACTTAAACTTTTCAGCTTCAGTGTCAGCGAGGTCAGATGAAATTTGCGAAAAGACAGATTCACGAACCAATACGTCTTTTTCACTTTTCAATGAAGCGGACTTAGCGATTTGTTCATTCAATTTATCTTCTAGCTCACCAATCTGTGTAGACTGTTGACCTAAAATGTCATACTTCTCGTCTGGTACATCTATATAGTGTTCTTCAAATAGTGATTTCAAACCAGAAATAAAGTCTTCTGCGATTTCACCCTTCAGTCCACGTTCAATAGCAATTTCATTCTCTTTCATCCACTCTTCTACAACGTAGTTCATGTATGCATCGACTTTTTCAGTCAATTCAGTTTGAATAGATTCAACTTCTTCAGCAATCTCTTGCGTCTTAGCTTGTTCAATTCTAACTATTTCGGAACGAAGTTTTGATTTTACAGCAGCTTCAAAGATTGTTGATGCTTTTTCTTTAAATTCTTCAGAAAGGTCTTCACCTTGTACAAGTGCAGTTACATCTTCAGAAACATCTACAGTTGATAAACGATCTTCCAAAGTAGCTTCATCTACCTCTTCTGTGTCATCTTCGTCTTCATCTTCATCGTTGTTCATTGCTTCGTATGACGCTTTCAGTTCAGCTGCTTTCATGCCTTCCATCTTGGAATACATTGCTTTCAACATTTCTGCTTTGGTCATATTCTTGCCTTCATCCAGTTCATCACCTTCGTGATTGAGTTCAGAGTCTTCTTTGGTTTGCTTAGGGGCCGCTGCCTTTTTAGACTTTGCAGATGCCTTCTTACCTATACTGTCTGTTGAATCTGGTTCAACTACAGCTTTACCCAAATCTTCTACTTCACCCTCTGGCTTTTCCATCGAATCCCCTTTACCAGCACCATCGGTAACTTTTTTTGCTTCTTCAAGCTCCAAACTTACCTGTGCTTCCAGTTCTGCGATTGTCTTGTCTAGTTCTGACATTCGGATCTCCTTGAGTTGTTTTGTCTTATCATAATCATATTTATAATAATTAAAGTTTCGACATAAATTTAGCGAAGGCGAGTGCGGAAACATTTGACAGTCCCTTTCGTACACCTTCATTTATGTCCTGTTTGATTTCATTAACATCTACTTCTCGTAGAATGCCGTTGTTCCAAATCCACTCCTTACCTTCCATAATACCTTCAACGAAGGCTTGTGGGGCAGAAGGGTCTGCAACAATATCTGCCGCAGTGGCAAGATAAAAATCATTTTTCACATAAGATGCACCGCCCTTAGATTCGATAGACCCCATACCTCTTGAAGAGACACCAAGTTTACCACCATCTTTGATTAGTGCTTTCGCAATTTCCCCCATCGGAGTTGAGAGCAATTTTGCTTCACCGACAAAGTTCTTTCCATCCGCTTCCAGTTTTGTGATCATGTGCGATACTCTGTCAAGATTGACAGTAGGGCCTTCTGGATGACCCAGTTCTCCAAACGCACGACCTTCAGCAACAAATTCTTTGTTATAACGTGCTACTTCTTTAGATAGCACATCCATTGGGTAGACACGACCATTTCGGTTTTTCATGTCTGCCTGCATAAAGATTCCACGAATCTTCATATCTTTACCACCACCTTCCTTTTCTTCGGTGATGTATTCTACGTCTTGTATAGTTTCTGCAATGAGTTTCATTTCAATTCCCCTTTAAGGCTGACTACCAACGGCTGTACAACTCATTGCAGCAGAACATGCAATAGTATCGCTTGATCTTTTGTCTATAAAAATTACTTGGTTTGCGACCAATACCACTGTTCCAGCATATGTCTTTGTACAAGTAATCGTATGGTTCTGTGAACTACCATCAGTCAAACTTAATACTACGTTATTTTGTGCATTTTCAAATGTAGTTGCAAGACTAACTGTATTTGCATCTACCTTCCTAACAAAAAACAATCCAACACCTGCTAACTCAGCAATAACAGTTCCACTACCAGCAGAATACTGAACTTCATCTCCTGTAATAAAACCATGACTTGAAATTGTAATTGCAGCACCAGCAACAGCAGAAGCTGCGTTAAATGTACCAAGTGGCGCGGCAACAGTAACTGTTCCAGCGTTAGTCGCATTGACTCTAACTCTTGTTGCTCTACCTATTGTAGACGCGCCTGTTATGGCAGCGGCGGCTCCTTTTAAAATCATATCAGTATTTCCTAAATTGTAAGCATTTCTTTTTCGAAATAGTCCATAAGTGCCTTGGTAGGTACTTTGAAATTCTTAGAAACACTGTTTATTGTTTTCTCAAAGGTATTTAGGAAATCTGTAGGTTTAGAATCCATTTCCTTGAAAATAGCGTCAACAGCCTTCTTCATCTGCGGAGATAATTTCTTATACTCCTTAGATGCTTTGTGCTCGTCATTCTCTGGTAAGTTCTGTATGAACTGGGAGAGAGTTTTACTCACTATCTTCTACCTCTGGAATGTGATGTGTCACAAAAGTTTGTGCAACATCTACTCTTCTTTTTTCTAATGCATCACCAACTTTAGAAGCAAGTGCTGTGTTAAAATGTGTTTCTGCTGCAAGGTTGTCACCTGTTGCAATAGAATTCACGAAATCTTGTACATTATCCATCTATTTATATCCTCTATTATTCATCATCTTCTAATTCAGTATCATCTGAATCCATCTCAGACTTATTCTGAGAATCAATTTCACTAATTTCTTCATCAGTCATTCGAAGAATTTTCTTCTTAACATATTCCTGTGAGAAGTATGTACCAACATACGATTCGATTTGACCAAGCATATCTAGCCTTTCTCTAAGAATCTCAGCATTCTTGAGTTCTGTAAAGTGTCCATCTTGCAAAAAGTCAAACTGGATATGTTCTTTTAACTTATCCCACTCATCAAGTGCAATAACACCTTTGAGTAGTAGTTGTGTCCTAAGCATATCTGAAAAAACAACTGAGAACTTCTTGCGAAGTCTTCCGACAAACTTGGTAAATTTAAGTTCATCCCTTGTAATGTTATCAGAACGTCCAATCTGGAATCCAGACTCTTCTGCAAGTCTAGACACTGGAACATTTAGTGAACGATACAGTTTCTTTTGGAAGTATGTGATATCATCAATCTCACCAAGGTTTGAACCGCCTGGCAAAGTTGTAATCTCAGTACCCCTACCACCTTCTCTACGAGGTAGCCAGAAGTCTTCCAGCATTGACATGTGGTTTCTATCATCTCTAATTTCACCAGTTTTCGCATCGTAAACCATCTTGTTTCGATAACGATTCATCACATCTTTTAGATATGATTCTGCTTTCATCTTTGGTAGATTACCCACATCAATATAAAATATACGTCTTTCTGGTGCGCGAGAGATACGATAGATAACTAACGAGTCCTCAATCATACGCAACTGATTGACAGGTTTGATTGCCTTGTTTAAATGTGAAAGAACAGCACCCTTAGACATATCAACAAGTCCAGATGGTGCATAGGTAATAGAATCATCAGTAATCTTTACACCTTGTGTTGCTCCACCAGCTTCACTCCAACCAGCTGGATTGTATAGATAATATGGAGTAACTTTAGTTACCACATCCATACCAGTTGCTTGGTCTCTTTCTTTATTAGTTTCTCGTACTTTTTTAATCTTACGAGGGTCAACATATCGAACTTCCTTAATACCCTTGCGAGGGTTTTTAGGGTCGATAATTTTATGATAGTAAAGTCTACCATCAACATACCATCGTCTGAAAATGTCGTGTCCTTTAGCATTAAAATCTAATAAGTGAAGAACCTCATGGAATTCCTCACGAATTTTAGTTTTAATTTTTGGGGAGACAGGCAAACGATCCAACAAAATAGATACTGACATATCCCTTTCATCAGAAACGATTGCTTCATTTGTAATATCTTCTATCGCACTATCACACTCTGGTTGTTGTGCAATGTCACGATACCTTTTTATTAACGCAATCTCAGTTTTTTCTTGTCCGTCCATATCTAGAACAGATGCATAATGTCCACCGCCTGATACTACATCAAGGGTTCCATCATCAGAAGCAGGGGGAGTGAATCCATCATTCCCCCCTTCCTTACCTGATTTTGTTATTTTGAAACCGAATAGTTCCGCCATACTATAACTCTCCTAATTTTACCTTACTATTTAGTAAGTATAAAAAGCAGGATTATACACCGACACTAGTAAAGTCAGTATATCTCCAAGTTACATCAAAAGTTTCAACTTCACTTACAGTATCGAAGTTCAAATCAATTGGAGCAACAATAGTAGGCCAACAGTTCTTGAGCACATATGCCTTCAGAACATTGTTGTTTCTATCTAGCTGATGCACTTCCATTTGTGCATAATAGTCAGCTGGATTAGTAACACCTTGACTCGTTTCTAAATCGTTGATACCAGACATCCACTTTTCCATTGCATCTCTGAGAGCAAAAGTAGTCTCGTTGATACATGTGGTTGTCCAAGTTTCAAACTCACGGTCGCCAGCAAGATACAGTGTTCTGCCCCTAAAAGGAACAGGAACTTCTGTAATTGTTTGGCCTGGCAAGCTTGTTGCCTTAATCATAAAACTGGCATTTGCAGCATCCAATCCAGTAACAATACCTGCCGGTGCGGCAAGTACTACTTTGAATTGGTTTGCTCTTGCACCACCACCAGCGATATTGGCTTTAAACGCATTAATATTTGCAGTACTCATATTAGCCTCCTACCTCACTAAATGCTACGCCTGTTCTAACAGCGACAAAACTTAGTGTAATGAAGTTAATTGAACGAGCAGGTTTGATGTAGATATCTGCAACAAACTCATTTCTATCAATAATTTCACCTGTGTTATTGGTTCCATCACAAACTACTTTAAAGTCTGTAATGCCTCGTCTTCCTTGCACATCTCTCAAGAATGGTTCAACCATATTTTTGAACTGAGCCTGAGTGAAAGTATCGTTGTATTCAAACAACTGAAACCTTGCAGCAGTAGCGATTGCTTTTTCCAATGTAAGGAACAATCTACGGACGTTAATTCTATCGAATGAACTTGGACGAGTTAAAGCAGTCTTGTCACCGAATAGAACTGTACCTTGGCCTGGGAATGTAACAACTGGGTTTACACGAGCAGGATATAGGATGTCTCGTTGTGTCTTAGTTGGGTTAAACGCAAGTTTAACTGAACCACGAATCTGTCCTCTGTTGTAACCGCCTGGCGAGAACCAAGGGTCTGAAACATTGTCAGTGTTAGCACATAAACCAGCAATATCACCATTCAAAGGAACATAACGGAATACGTCTGAATACTTGTCGTACATATACTTGTATCCAGAATCGAATACTGCATACGAAGAACTTGCAAGTCCATCAAAGAACGTCTTTACGTTAGTGGTTTGAGTAGCACTAGAAGTGACACCCACTACATCTGCTCTACGAGGAGATATAAACACAACCATATCTCTTCTTGCTTCTGCAAGGGCAATCATTGCTGCTGCGTGTGCAGTACCATCTGTTGAAGCAGGTGAAGTACCAGCCATAATTAAGTTAACATCAACTGTATCAGCGTCAGAGAAATAATTATATGCAGCAGTTAATTCAGCTACAGTAGCAGTTGTGTCATCTTGTCCGATAGTTAAAAGGTCAACTAAAGGAAGATGTGCAGCATCAAATACCTTATCAGTACCAGCAGATGTAAGGTTAGTACCCCAATCAGCAGCACCAGAGGCAGGATGATCCATCCACCAAACATGAGTAGATGATCTATTTAAAACAGTTGGATAGTATGCAGTTCCACCTTGAGGTGTTTTTGCATTTGGATGCTTGGAAAGGTGAGCGTGAGTTTCGATAACACCACTACCACGATTACCAGCAACATCAACATCGTAACCAGTAAGGCCACCATCTTGGTCATATACTACAATATGCAATTCGTCTTCAGCAATTGGTAAACCTTGACCCTTGGCCCAAGCAGATGTGCCTGGCGCTGAATCAAATAAGTCGTAAAATCTCCAACGTCTGCGAATTACAGTGTCGTTAAGAACGATACTTGTTAGTCCACCACCATTCGGATTATCCAATTGACGGATAGTAAGAACGTGTGTTGAGATAGATACTACTGAGTACTGTTGTCCAGAAGCTTCTTGGAAGAATACGATATCTCCAACAGAAAACTCTGCACCATCATCTACTGTGATAGCAGTTACACCAACAGCCGCATTACCTGCCATGTTTACTTTGTTGTCAGCTGGCAAGGTGAATTCATATGCTTCAGCAGAACCACAAGTGGCGACACCGATTGAGTTACCCCATAAGCCTGGGTACTTAGATGAAAAAGAACCTACACTACCAGAACCATCTGCGAAGTTGTCTTCATAAAACTGGTCGTTAGTTATTCTGATTCCTAATTTAACAATAGTATTATTAGAACCAGATGCTGGAGCATCAGTAAATGTAATACTAGTTGTTCCATTAACTGTGAATGCTGTTGTTTTGGTGCCTGCAATAGTCACTTCTAATAGGGATGCATCTGATACAGCGGTAGACATTGTGAATACTGTTGTAGATGCGTTACCAGTAAAGGTTCCGATTGTTGCCCCGCCGTTTGCTACAGCGTTACGAGCTCCGTTGTTCGCACGAACTACACGAAGTGCATTGCCATATTCTAAAAAGTTAGCGGCAGTAAACCAAGTTTCAAAGTTACTTGAATCGGGTTTGCCGAAGGTCTGTACTAATTCCTTCTCATTACCAATTGGTATGATTTGGTCCATTGGGCCTCTTGAGAAGACCCCTGCCAAACCGCCAATTGAAGTAGCAAGAGCAGGAACCACATTAGTTAGATCAACCTCTTTTGTGAGGACGCCTGGTGATACTTGAAATGCCATTGGTTATTCTCCTTTGTGGATTGTTCAATAATTTAGTTATTTTCAAACTTACATTGATATTTATAAAAAACTAAGTCTACACTTTTATTTTTTATAGGTTTTACGGCACATAAATAATACTATGTCGGAACACTATCAGAAATATAAAGATACCATTAAGAGGGTATCACAGAGAAATTACAGGGCTCGCAAGATATGGGTTAATGAATATCTTGGCGAAAAGTCCTGTCATTACTGTGGTGAATCTGAAACCGCCTGTCTCCAGTTCTATCCTCACGAAAAGGATATTCGAAAACTAACTAAAAGAAAAGGGTTGAACGAAGAATCAAGAACTGAAGTTAATCAACTAATCAGTGTTTGTAAAGTCGTGTGTTCAAACTGTCATTTAAAACTAGTAAACGATATTATTGATATTATGTAGTATGTAGGGTTCTATAAAACTCTACCAATCAGATTCATAACTTCGTACTACTGGACTCCATCTTTGTCCGTATTCATCAACAATGTTATCCTCATAAGGAGACTGTACACCATCGTCCAAGAATCCAAATGGGGCCATATCTTGCTCTAGTTGATTCTGTTGGTCTGAATACATTCTAGCACGAATGTCATCGTCTGTTAACTCTTTGAAATATGTTTGTTGTATCATCCACCCGAACAATACACAACACATTGCCAAGTCATCTGAATGTCCCTCTTCTGCTTCATAAGAAGAGCCTTTAAGGATAAAGGTAGATAACTCTTTAATTAGTTCATAGTCATTGATAATTAACTTGTCTGATTCAATAACTTGTTTAATATTGGAACAACCCATCTTTTTAACTGCTTTGGTTGTTCGTACACCCAACTGCGCTTTGCCCCCCGAAAACCCTCCACCAAGCACCTGACCTGCACGACCACGCATACTTGCCATGATAAGGTTCTCGTACTCCAAGTCAAACTGTAGAGCAGTCGCAACTTGTTCGCCAATGTCATTTACTTCAACTAAGACGTATGCATTGTTATATGCGAGTGCAACATCACTAATAATGTTTGGATATAGTAATGGTTTAATCTCATTGTTACGATACTTAGCAACAATCTTATAGGGGACTGTTGAAACATCAAAGACAATAAATGCAGAGTAATCATTCTTTGTTCCTCGAGCCACGTCAGCAATAAGAACGTAGGTTCCATTGGGTACTGGACGTTCATGCATATCCAACCCAGCATTTGATGTAATAGGATTGTGGAATGCCATTGTCTTAATCTTGGCAGGGTGGATAAGAGTGTTTGCAGAACCTAAGAACTCACACTCAAACTCTCGTTGAAATTGTTCTAGGGATGTGTTTGCAATTGTTTCGTCACGCCACTTTGCGTCCCTGTTGGGTATTTGACTCCAGTGAACATCTATAATATTATAGGAGTTTCTTTTGTTCTCTGCGTCAGTCCACAACTTATAAAACATATTCCCATTGGGAGTTGATACGATAACAACTTTAGTAGAAGTACCAGATGATATTGTAGGGTATACAGAACTAAAGAAGTCTTCTGCTACGTTCTGTGGAACGAATGCAAACTCATCTAAGAATAGCATGTTGTATGAACCACCACGAACTGCACTGGATGATGTAGACGAAGCAACAACTCTAGAGCCGTTCTCTAAGTCCACAGAACCCTTGTTCCAAGAGACAACTCCTTGTTGTAACCACTTAGGTAGGTTCTCGTATGCAAGTTGAAGTCTACCAAGAATATCTCTCGCGGTTGCAGCTTTGTTAGCAAGGATTGCAACATTCATGTTTGAATTAAATAGAATGTAGTGGAGTACATAAGAGACAAGTGTGGTAGATTTACCAGACTGTCTTGGCAACTTACAGATAGTAAATCGGTTTTCGTGTATTGTGTTTACAATGTCTTCTTGGAAGTCGTACAGTTCAAAAGGAACAAGGCCTAAATCAAGTGATACAATCTTAATGTAATTCTTGATAAAGTATATGGGGTCTTCCATACACTTCTGATACTCAAGAATCTGCCCCTTCTCCCAATTAACAGGAACATTTGATTTCTTGAGTAAGGGGTTTCCGAGGTAGTGTTCGAAGTCAGTCATAATGTAATAAGTTCCTAAAATGTCTTGACAGAACAAAACATCCTTGTTATAATAGGTATGTACCTTAGAAAGAACAGTTTTATCTATTCAATCTTTAAACTATTTATGCATCTACCAAACTAACAAAAGATGGGTCTACTGGGTTTAAAGATGACCATCCATGAGTAACTTTGTTAATTTCCACATTAGATGTAGTTGTTTGCGGGCCATAAGTCACAACACCTTCAGCTGATGTGTGTTTCACTTTACTAGTTTCAATCATTGGATGATTCTGATATGCAATGATTCCATCTAAAGTTGTCAATGCACTAATAGCACTAATAGCAGATTCTTTTGATTCCATCTCTGTGTAGATTGCTGCAGCGTGATAACGAATTCTATCTGGAACAGCAGTTCCACCCTTTGAAGCTCTACTCCAATACCAATCAACATCACCCTGTAGTGAAGAGACTTGAGATTTAACTGAATCCATCATTTCTGATTTTAACTGAGCAACATCCTTTGCTACTCCAGCGTAAGTACCAACTATAGTTCCATCAACTTCGGCGCGAGTCAATGCACCATCAGAGTAGTAGCGTGAATCTAGACGAACCTCACTGTATGGTTTTACGCCAATTGCAGCAAGTTCTTCTTTTGACCATATCGTAAAAATGTTGCGAGGATATTGAATCCCTGCAATAGTTAACCCTCTGGCCCTGTTTACTATAAAACCTATTTCTGTATTTCCAACGAACCACATAGTGTTTCTCCTAAATTGTGATTGCCCTGTTAGCGAGCGTTTGTGTGTTTAAATGGATTTTCTGCAAATGCTATAAAGATGTAAGTCTGATTGTTTGTGTTTAATCGACTATTTGAGTTCATCATCCTAAACCCATTTGATAGGAAATCAGTTTCATGCCCAGAGCCGTTATATTCTTGGCTATTACTA